ATGTTTGAACTACCTAGTATATCTCTATCTATCGTAAAGTTACAATTATTACATACGTAAACTTCACTGCTTGTCTTTGTATTTTCTCGACAATTTAAACATTTTTGACTCTCGCGATTGTCAGATTGGTCTAAGACCAAGATTGGATATGGAATATTTAAATATGTAAATGGTTGTTTACGTAAAAACATTACAAAGATTATACTTGTAATACTAAGTAAACATTAGATGTCCACTAATGTAACATCAAAACCAATGGTGAAGCCCTTGAAAGGAGCGGCATCATCCGGAGCAACAGATGTAGTATTTGATACATTAGTAGCAGGAAATCTGGAAATTCCAGGTCTATTTGAAGACAGTACTATTTTCAACATTGTCATAGAAGATTCTGTAATTAATAACACTATTATTGGTGTAGATGGAGACACTATAGGGTATTTTAGTGAGTTAACAGTAAATGGAGATACGTTTTTAATGAATAATCTTGGAGATATCGGAGTATATTGGGACTCTCAAAATAACATATTCAACATCAATACTGACCTTAAAGTCACTGGGTGCTCTATTCTAGGCAATCTTGAAATATGTGAGAATTATATAAAAGCAATCAATAATAACGGAGATGTGCAAATTATACCAGACGGATTTGGTACGATTTTCCTCCAAGGTCCGATTACCAATTTTGCATCAAATGGGAACTTTTCAAGTACGTTAAAGAATGGCAACTTCCAAGTTACAGCATCCGATTACATTAAATTGACTAGTGAAAAACAGGGAGTATCTATCGGTTCATTACAAGCGCAAAATTACACAACGCTCAACGGTGATATCAACCTTACAACTGGTACAGGTACTGTCTCGAAACTCATAACAAACATAAAACAAACAATTGGTAATGTGATTGTTACAACTAGTACCAATAGCAATCTAGTTGTAGGAGACGTTGTGAATTTCTCTGGTACAGATAGTTTTCCATTATTTGATGGAGATAGGACTATTGGTACTATACTCACTCCTACAACATTTCTAGTATCTGGCTCAGTTACTACTCAAGCTAGTACTGGTACGTTGTTGAAATATCCTAATAATGACATTACACTAAATGCTGAGAGATATGTAGTGATACCAGACAATAATCTACTCGTATTTAGAGATTCATCAAATGCATTTTATGGTAATACTCAAGGTTTATTTATAGATACTAATAAACTTTATCTTGATGCACCTAATACTTATATAGCCCAAGGAGACATCTTGAATTTTGGAACAAATGGAACATTAATGTCTTCTGGGGGTTCGTTAAATGTAAATTCATTGTCTAGTACTAAATTGACTGGACCATTAACTAGTATAAACACATCAAACGTATCATTTACAGACCCGATTTTGACTATTGCTAATTACACTTCGAGTTTAAGTGACCCAACTGATAGAGGAATAGAATTTCCGTACGTTGACTCTCTGGGAAATTCCAGATTAGGATGGTTTGGATATAAAAAGTCAATTGACGCATTTACATTTATACCAAATGCTACCAATAATTCAGAGGTTATATCAGGGTCGTCTGGTAATGTATATTATTCTGGTCTTGTTGTGAATAATATCGCGATTACGGGAAGTAATGCTAGTTTCAATGCAGGTTGCGGTGATATTATTAATGTTAAAAACATATCTGGATGCAGTGGTACGATAAATATTTTAGGCACAGATAATGTTAATATTTCATCGAGTAATATACTATTGTATCCAGGGAATGATATTCTCATTCCTGCCAACAAGGCATTAAAATTTGGGACTAGTGGGTCCTACATCCTCGGGCAAACAGGTGCTAATTTAGTAATAAATTCTGTATCTGCTATAGACTTGAATACATCTCTTGTTTCACTGACAAATGGGAGTGTATTGTCATTTAACTCTGGGTCTACAACTGCTTCATATATTGTATCAAATACAATAGGAACGTTGAGTGTAGTGACATCCAACGTCTTGAATCTGAGTTCTGGAAGTGTATCTATTCCTATAAATTCCAATATAAATCTAGGCAGTACATCAAATACTATTTCTGGGAATACGAATGGGATTCTAGTAACGTCTACAAAAATTACAGAGAATGTATCTGGAGAAGTATTTATCAATTCTGCACTAACACGTACAAACTTTTTAACTTTTGACACAGTTGGGTCTGGGAGTATAACTGTTGCAAGCAATGGTAATTTGACTATAAGTGGAAAGACAAGTGGAAGTAATAATCTGGTATTCAATGATTTTACAAGTCTATTTATACCTGATTACACTTCTTTGCTATTTGATACAAGTGGTAGTCTAACTAATTCCACTAGTGGTATAAACTTTACACTATCAAGTAGCCTTAATGTATTTTCTTCTAGTGGTAATGTGAATGTAAGTACTGCCAACTTTAATGTGAATGGAAGTGGTAGTACAAATATCAATACAGTCAATACAACATTTAGAGACCCAATTCTTACGTTATCTTCACTTGTAACAACTACAAATGACTTGAAAGATAGAGGGATAGAATATAATTACGTCCCCGTAGGAACTACAGTAGCTAATCTAGGATGGTTTGGTTACAAGAATAGTACTGACAAATTCACATTCTACTCTGAAGCAGTGAATAATGGAGAGATTGTAACAGGAACTCTTGGCACAATTGAAGTAGGGAATATAATAATAAATAGTAATAATTTTGCAGTAAATAATATAAACCTAAATTGTGGGACCATTGCTAATGTAAAAACAATAACAGCTTGTGGAGGAGTATTGGATGTACTAGCGACATCTAGAATAAACGTGACTACTAGTAATTTATATGTAACCGGTGAGGTAAATACAAACAGTATTATACTGACTCCGACAAGTGGAATGAGTATAATAGGGAATACAAGTGGTGTACTTACTATTAATGGCACAAGAACAGTGATTAATGGCGACCTACAAGTTAATGGAACTACGTCAAATGTATACAGTACAGTTACTAATATTCAAGACCCTATATTCAGTATAGGAGGTGTAACTGGACCGTTAGTAAATGACTTGAAAGATAGAGGTATAGAATTCAAGTATTACACTTCATCTACAAAAACTGGATTCTTTGGATACAAGAATTCGCTTGATAGATTTGTTGTGATAAAGGATGGCACTAATGTTGGTGAAGTGTTTACAGGACCATACTCGGATATACAAGTAGGTGACATTTACTCTGGTCAGAATATATACGGTCCAACTAGTATAAGTAATACATCAGGGAATCTAACGTTGGCACCTACTGGTTACACGAATATTTCAGGAGCATTGTATTTTGACAATTCTACTAGTATCTTTAATACCAACGGCAATTTGTCATTTCAATCTTCAACATTCAATTTTAACGGTGATACAATTCGATTAGGAACTGGGGGAAGCGGGACTAGTACAATTTCACAGACGTCCAGTGGAAATTTAACAATTACAAACACTTCTGGTAATACAATATTAAACGCATCGAATGGTAATGTTCAAGTAAATACAGAGCAGCTCCAATTACAAAACAGTTCGTACCTGTCATTTGGAGGTAGTACTAGTAATAGTGTATATAGTGACGGAACAAAATTGTATCTAAATGGTTATGAACAGGTTGTAATATCACCAGAATTATCAGTGGGAGGAGACGTATATATCGGTGGAACTTTACATGTAGCCAATTTTGACACTGACTTGGACTTGAATAAATATATCCTACCATTAGGAACTGAGCAAAGATTGTTTGTTAATGATATATCAAATAGTTCTACTACTGGTGTATTAAGTATTACTACAACACTTCCGCATTATTTTGTACCAGGAGACAGTGTAGATATTAGAAATACAACATCTGTCCCAGATATAGATGGAGCATACTCTATCAATACTATTATAGATTCTGATACATTTACAATTCTTCATGCTGATATAACTACTCCAGGTACAAATGGGGCAATAGCTGGAGTGCTTACATATGACCATGCAAAAGATGTGGGAATACAGGTGAATTTTTGGTCAACAAAAAATGCAACTAGCGCTACTTCAGGTAGTGTAAATTATCAAACTGGATTTTTCGGATTCAAAAAGTCTTTGGAAAGGATGACTTATTACCATGATGCAACTATATCCAACAATGTAGTCGTATCAGGCAATCTTGGAGATTTTCAAGTAGACAAGGTTTTTACAAATAAAATCTCTGGATTCATACTTGAAGGGAGTGTTACATGTGGAAATAATAATATATCAGGTACAAATTTTACAATTGGTGGAGGGACAATAAATGCGACTACAATAGGTAATACTACCCCTTCATCTGGGCGATTTACTACACTTACGAATACGTTGTCAGCTACATTTTTAAACACTAGAATGAATAGTACATTATCATATACCCCAGACCGTTATACATTAAGTTCTGGTTCACCGACGGGTAGTCCAAGTGCCAGTACTACAGTGACTTTTATAAGTGTTACAGGAATGACTTTTACAGGGTCTGGTACAATGCCTTCCACTGGGTTAAGTGATGGACAATTAAAAGTTCTTGTATGTAGTTCACTTGGAACTGATTGCAAATATAATCTTGCATTTGCGAGTGGTACATTGGTAACTCCTAAACCATGTACTGGCCCTTCTGCATCTTCACTTGAATTCAAAAGAGCTGGGCAAAGTATTCAGATAATTTGGGATGGGGTCAGTGGATTCTGGGTACCTGTAAGCTCCGGTGTATATGTCCGTTGAAAATGTTTATGAATTCGTTATTTTTAATGACATGTTCTGTGATACCAAGGACTCTTTTACAGTAGTAGTTTCCAAGTGAACTACATAAAGATTCTTCATACATTCTTTTATGTTATCAATAGTCATATCTCGTTTATTCTTTTTCAAGTTTTTACAAGTCTTTATATAAAGATTAAAAAAGAATACAAGTGAAAGTGTATCTATTTCTGAAGTGACAATTTCATGACCATTGATGTGATGCATACTTTCTACAAATTTGTCAAGAAATGGGAATTGTTGCAAGTCTTGATTTAGTGTTACTATAGACATTTATGTATGAATACTGGTGTATAATTCAGTTTTAAAGACTACTCACTCGCTTAAAAAATCCTTAAGTTCCTTTATACACTTGAGTAGTATAACGGTCATTTTTTGATAGTCTAATGTATAATACGCATTTTGGTCTGGAATTCGTACCAATTCTGGAAAATTTTCTATAAAATCTTGAGCTATAAATCCATATTCTACATTTTCAGAGTCTTTAAATTTGTACTTGACTGTACGTATGTCATTTATCAAATCGAGGTAACTTCCAGATAACTCTGTAATTTCTTTCTTTAATCTTGCATCTGATGAACTCGTCATTGTACCTCCGACGTAAAGGTCTTTGGTAACACTTGCTCCACCATTTACTGTAAAACTTCCACCTGTACCTACTCCTATGCTTTGAGATGTATCTGTTACAAGTAGAGGTACGTTAAAAGAACCTATAGTACTCCTGACAGACAACACTATATTACTTCCATCTGGTGTAAAAAATGTCGAACCACTATTGTTTACTTGAATCTTTAAAGAATTGTCTCCAGTATACATACGGATAGACCCTTGCGTGTTAAACCCTGTATACAACTCTAGACTTCCACTTGTACCAATTGCAGTATTACCGTAAAGTATTATCCTACTACCTGATGTAGAGGTAAGGTCATAACCACCTGTAATTCCCAAAAATGAATTAGGGGTAGTTGAAGCTGTTCCTATAATTCCTCTCTTTCGAACTGTTATATCCGCTGTTATATCTCCTGCATTCTCGAATCCAAAACCCATTCTCGACCTCGATATGACAGGACTTCCACCTGACATATTCAAGTATAAATTGGAAGTAGAAATCGTATTATTAATATACAATGGACTCCCTAATTTCGCTGAAAGATATGTTATTCCGGCATTTACTCGTAAAGTGTTTGCTCTAGATACTCCTGTACTATCAAGATAATTAATTGACAATCCTTCTTGTAGAGTTATATCATCTTTGAATGTATATCTACTCATCTTAATATAGTATACAAAAAAGTAAATAATGTTCAAGTATCTGAATCTTAATGTAATTTTTTATTCTTGAGTTAGTATTAATAATACAATGTCATTCACTAGGTCCATGTACGACAACTGTGCGTCTAAAAAACATACAAAAGAAAGCAAGGGTCCATTCTCGTATATCACTGAGTCCAGTGTCATGGAAAACAACAAGAGATGTTTTTTACAATCATCTCCGTTTATGCGTACACCAGGACATTCAATTCCGTCTGCAGTAGTACAATTAGAGAGTGAATTACGAAATCAAACAAAACCATTAGGACGTTGTGACGAAAATAAGAATACGATGGAATTCAAAACAGAATGCAAGAAATGTGGGAATCCAGAACACAATAATAAAGTAACATGTACTGTAGAAGGTATAGAGCCAATATATACAAGACTTGATGCAAGTTTCAATAGTGACGGTTATTATATCAATAGAAGAGAGCGCTTAGATAAGAATCCTTTACCGGATATGAACGTTACACAAAATTCACTGTTTGGCGCGAATACAAGATTACAAGTACGAGATGCTTACAAAACAAAATAGACTGACTGTTCGATTAAAATCCCAAGAATTTACCAGAAACACTTAATTTTTGCATAGGAACAGTAACATCTGATTCAAGTTTGCTGGAATAAATTCGCAAACAATCATTTATAAAATTTATAACAGCTATATTCTGTCTAGTGTAATTAATCAATACCGTATCTATTTTCATATCCTTATCATCTATATCCTCAATTGTGAGTTGTATTCCTTTATAATTAGAATCTATAACAGACAACTCCCCAATTGCGCTAATTATTCTATTAATATACTTTTGTTTATGAGCATGAATGTAAAATGCTGAATTTTCTATAATGGAGTGTATTAGGTCATGTTCATCTAATTTTATTTTTTCGTCACCCTTACACATTTGAGTATTTACTACCACATGCATAAAGGCACCACGCGTATAATAAGCTTCATCTGCATAGACGTTACTTAGGGAAATATAATCAGTCTTGTGTAGTAAGGGAGTTGAATTGTAATTCCCTGTATCCAATAGTAAATTCGGATTTTTGAGAATGTAATAATAATCAATGTTTTGAATTTTCAAATAATCGTATATTTCCTTAGCTACTAGACTGTATTTAATGTACGATAATTCTTCAAAAATTCTACTAGATATGTCTTTGTCAAATGTTAATGTTAATATCTTGTGATAATGCATCAATGCCCAGATAAACTGAGATATAGAATAAGAAGAATCTTGTGGTATATATATAAATGTTTCTTTACCACATGTAAATTTTACATTTGTATCATCTTTGATGTATGAGATAAATCCTGTAGCATATACATTCGTATCAAATACTGAACTTGACGTGTCGTATAGTAGGTTTGTAAACCTTTTATTGAATAACGCTGTCATCCTTTCAACATACTTTGGCGAACCATATAATGTGAGGTCATAATCAGAGTCTAATTTTGTAGAACCAACACTATACACTCTAATTTCATTAATCAAGTTTTGGAGGACACCCTTTAAAATGCTATCCACTATACATTTTCTAAACATCCACAATAACATTCTTGTTTCATTGTCCTTTACTTGTTTTACATTATCCCATGTAAAGGCTCGAAATTTTCCATCAATCTTCAAGAAATATCTAGATTTAACAAGATAAATAATTTCCAGTGTAACAAATAAATCAATAACATTATTCATACTCATAGTGTAATCCTGCGAGTCTGTTGCAAGTACTTGATTGCATTTATCTGATTTCTTTACTTGCGTTACAATACCTTCAATTGTTATACATGACTCGTTGCATACACAATGGGAACCATATACATACTTGAGGAATTGTAACTTCAAGTCTGAATGTGGTGTAGATTTGTCGAACGAAAAGGTATTGTCATTTTCGTCTTCATCTGTAATTGATAAATTTGTAGTAGTATGACTTTTAAACATTTTATTCTGTGTTGGCGACAACATCTGTATACTACTACTTCGTTGTCTGGGCATACTTACTAATAATGTTTAAAATAAAAATTCAATTCCTACATGTACATTAATTTCCCATTATGAATAACGATATATGTTACATCTGTATTCTGGTCATTGATAAATCGCAAGTAGTCTTTTTGTTTGTACTTTGTCAATTTTGTCACAACATTGAAAAAGAATTTGTTTTGTAGCTTAATATTAGAGTCTTTTTTATGAATTACAAGACTACTACTACCACTATCAATTAATGAAGTACAGTACTCTGATTCTATATAAATGTTCAAGTTACCAAGCTCAGAATTAGTGGATGTTCCATTTCTTATACTTACCACTCTACCGATTTGGGGCATTTTCTCAGAAACATTGTTGAAATGCATATCTGGCTCATTAAGAATAATCTTGTTGACTAAACCGTTACAGTCTTTACTATGTATAGTCTTTGAAAACGTAGAAATATTTGACAATAGTGATAATCTAGCAAGTATAATTTCAAGGATAACATTGTGGTCCTTTGATGAAAAATTCAACAAAATGATGTTATTATGTAAAGACAACTCCTTGGCAGTCATTTTAAATCTTTTGATTTCTGAAACTGTATTTGACCCTGTTTCTGAAGATGCATTTTGTATAATAGTATGTTCATTCATAAAAATTGTACTAAGCAAATTTGATATGGTATCCATATAATACATTAGTAAAACTAAATTTGGTTAAAACGTAAAAACTGAATTGTGTATTTCCATGCACTGGTAAATGCAAGACTTGAAGAAAGAATTACGAAAGCGAATTTATCCAGTAAACCTACTAGATGGTAATTTGTTATCAATATGTTGTACTCAATCTGAAAGTAAGGATATAACAGATACATTCCATATTAATGGAATGTACACTGGGAATCATTTATACGTAGATGGCTCCAATTTAATAGACCTCATCGGTAATGTATATGATGAAAAGGATGATTGTGTTTTTAAAAAATTCAAGTATACAAAAACACCGGAAGCATTTGCTCCATCAAAGACTAGAAGTAGTGATTCCGGGTATGACTTGACTGTTGTAAAGTTACTCAAGACTGTAGGAAATGTTTATTGGTATACTACAGAAATTTCTGTACAGCCTCCATTTGGTTATTACTTTGATGTTGTTCCTAGAAGCTCATTATCAAAGACTGGGTACATTTTGGCTAACAGTGTTGGGGTAATAGACTCATCCTATACCGGACATATTATTGTAGTTTTGATTAAAATAGACAACAACGCACCTGATATCCAGCTTCCATTCAAACCTGTGCAGATGATTCCGAGAAGTATTGAACATTTTACTCCAGTACAAGTAGAAACACTTGAAGAAACTGATAGAGGGGATGGTGGTTTCGGCTCTACTGGATAAAGTAGTTGCTATTTTTGATTTTTTTTGAGACAAACACTCTCATTTTTATTTTTTTGGAATAAGTACTCTTAAATATCCAACTTTATTTTTAATTATCTGTACGTTATCAGTGAATTTATTCATCAATAATTCACTCTTTTTCGCTACATCTCCATACGGGATATGTTTACCAGTCCTTCTAGATTCTTTTATAGCTTCGATAAGAATATCTTCTTCTTCTTTTGTCCATTTTGTTCTATCTTTATATACCATTGCCCCACCATTTTTTAACGAAGCGAGTTTATTACCTATCAATCTTGGATTTATCGAATACTTTACTTCTAATTCTGGGTGACTTTTACACAGTAAGACAATATTTATGTTTTTACCAGCATTAACTCTTTCTTCTAGAGCATTTTTCAGGATGTTCTCTTCTTCTTCAGACCAATATACTCTTTTTTTGTATGTTACCATTTACAATATTTGTATAGTTTGAAATTCAGTTTTAATGTTGTAAAAAATTTTATTATGTTACACTATTACAGTATATGACCACGTATTATGGTAACCCAGAAGTAGATATCCTTCGAACAGAATTCAATAATTTAAAGGGTAAAATATTGTCAAAAAACATTCCAGTATATCAAACAGAGTATCAATTGTTTCTAAGAAATTGGTTATCGAAAAACACTCTAAACGACAACATTCTATTGTATCATCAGGTAGGTACAGGAAAGACGTGCTCTGCTATAACTATAGCTGAAGGTTTCAAGGAATATATAAATGATATTGGACAACAAATTCTAGTCATCGCATCAAATGACATTCTTCAAGAAAATTTCAAGAATCAACTGATGTCACGATGTACAAATAAAGAGTATCAGATTTCTACGAATCCAGTAGATGCCGAATTCTCTAAAAAGGAAGTAAAAGACAAGATTGAAAAGTATTATGAGTTCTCCACATATACAAAGTTTAACGACTCTTCTGTAACTAATCGCGTTGTTATAATAGATGAAGTGCACAATATAACACAGAATGAATATTACACCAAATTTATTAAAATCTTTAAAAACTCATACAATTTTAGATTGATACTACTGTCAGCCACACCGGTTGTTAATCGTATAGAAGAAATCATAGATATAAGTAACTTACTTAATACAGATGAACCAGAGAAATATATAGATAAATCATCTTCAAAATTAGTAGAAGTCTTGGACTCTAAATATTCTAGATTTACACAATTGGGCTTTGAGAAATTGGAACAGGCATTATATGGGAAGGTGTCATATGTTACCGAGAATATAAGAGACATGCCTACAAAAATTTTCAATGGAAAGTCAAATGTAGAGTTGGAAGGAAACTTTGTGTTTGTTGAAATGACAAACTTGCAAAAACAAAAATACGCTGAAATTTATACTTCCGCAAAATCAACAGAACACATTGAGAATTCCTTACATTATGCATCAACCATAGTCTATCCTGGAGCAAACATAATGTATAATCCGGAAATACCAGACAAAGTATTCACTACAGAACTTGCAAAATATTCTTCGAAATTAAGTCTGTTACTCGAGAACTTGAAAAATGCAATTAGTAAAAAGGAATTATCATTCATATATACAAATTACAAGACGAATGGTACAGACGTTCTTGGTAGAATTCTTGAATTGAATGGAATTAGATTTAGTGTAATTACAGGCGACACTCTAAAGAAAAAGTCTGTTATATCTCGTTTTAACAATCCGAGTAACAAGGATGGTAGTAATATCAGTGTATTACTTGGGACAGACGCTATAGCTGAAGGAGTTACATTAAAGAATGTTAGACATGTTCATATTATAAAACCTCATTGGAACTTTTCGAAATTAGACCAAGTCATAGGAAGAGCAGTTAGAAGAAACTCTCATATTGCATTAGAATCAGGAAAACGAAATGTTAAAATTTATAGGTATATAAGCACTGGACATGAAGAGTACAATATAGATTTCGAAAAATACAAGATTTCTTTGACCAAAGACAAACTAAATGCTACAGTATACAGGCTATTAAAAGAGTCAAGTGTAGATTGTGTGTTGAATAAGGAAAATTATAACGCTTATATATCAAACTTTAAAGATAATTCCAGAGAATGTGATTACAAAGAGTGTATATACGAGTGTAAATTATCTAGGCAAGTTAATACCGATAATACAATGCAAGGAAGCATTCCGTCCACATACATTATAGATATAGACTTTTTTGAAGAGTTTCAATTAAAAGAGATGGAGGAAAAGATAAGGAACCTGTTCAAAATGTACTTTATATGGGATTTGGACATAATACTATCAATTATGAGAGCAGAATATGGTAGTATATCATCACAAGCTGTATTCCATATTTTGTCTAAATTTGTAAATAAAAAGACATACGTGCAAGACATATATGGTAGAGATGGAATTATACAAGTATTTGGAGAACATTACATTTTCAAACCACTAGATAAGAATGATTTTGACTCGTTTTATACAAGAGCTCTAGATTTTACAAGAAACTATGATGTAGACTTTTTATTCAGTGACGAGCAATCTACTTCTAACGATACTGTAAAGTCTAGAAAAAAGGTAATATCTATCGATACACCACATGGTATTTATGGTGTAATAATCAAGGGCGTGTTTAAAATAGTGTATCCTCAAAATACAGATAATTCTGGTGATAAACGTAAAGTAGCTACAGGTAATGTAAGTCTTACTGTAAACAAATTATTAGAAGTAGCTGATATACTACAAATTCCAGAAGCGTTGACAAGAAATAAAAAGGGTGGATTTAAAACAAAAGGCGAATTGTACCAACTCATTAGAGCAATTCTCGAAGCTAATGATTGGATTGTTACAATGGATTAAGTAGTTGGAATTTGATTTGTATAAGTACTTATTATATTTCCGTACACTAATTCATTCAAGGTATTACTATGATAATTGATATGACCATGTATACTACCGTGCCTCTTCCCTTTATATAATGTGTTACCAATTATAACCCCTCGAAGATTTGGTATTAGTGCAAAACAGACATCACTAGTTAATAATGAACATTCCTTTATACGTATGTACACATCCCATAAAACATGAGAATATGGCTCAGGAAGTTTAAACAACATGGATGTAAATTTTGAAATTGTACACACGTCTTCTAGACTCCATACGTCAGTAAATATAATTCCATCGACCCCATTTTCGATAACCAACTTTATCATTGCCTTGTATGAAATAAAAGACGCAAATTGGAATTCTATAATAATCTTTTTTGTATCATCATCTAACTTATCACTGAATGCTGAGCGAGCTTTTAAAATATCAAATGGGTATTTTAATATAATAATCATAACCACCACTGTAATTGTAATTTTCTTTTGGCTTTAAACTACTAAAGTTAGATGTGTTGTTCACTGATATTTAAAGACAATAAATTATAATGTTAAAATGATGTTTCTACAATTTATCTTGCAAGCCATCTCTATTTCTGCTCATAGTTTATGTTATGTAAACACAACCCAGTACTATCAAAAAGATTTTGTAAATTTAAATTTAGTTCACGATGAAAATTGTAATCATACCAGAAGTGTAGTATGTTATAACCATACAATGTCTGAAGATATCAGGTATGTACAAGTTACTGAATTTTATACAAATACACTAGTTATCACTAATACGGAATTTGTTACTAGAACTGCTTCGTGTTCTGCTACAGAATTAGTAACAGTTCCTGTTACAGAAGTAGTAACAGAGACAGAATTCGAGACAAATACTATCATTATAACAGACATTGTTACTGAAACAGAAATTGAAACTGACACAGAAATTGTTATTGAAACAGAATTTCAAACAGATATTACTACAGAAGTAGTGACAGAAACGATTACAGAAACTACATGTTCTTCTAATAGGGATATCACATTTGTATTTACTGAAAGTACTACTGAAAGTACTACTGAAAGTACTACTGAAAGTACTACTGAAAGTACTACTGAAAGTACTACTGAAAGTACTACTGAAAGTACTACTGAAAGTACTACTGAAAGTACTGAATGCCAGGATTATAGCTGCTGTGATTTATGTTAATGATTGTAACGTACATTACAATTTACATTCTCCTCCAAAATTAAAACCCCATTGGACCAATAATGTAGCGATAAATGGGGCATTTTCATCATTTACATCTAGATTATATGGTAATCCAGCAGCTCTAGCCATACGAAGTAATCGTTGACTACTAGTTGAATCCTTTTTGAATTTCCTGAGTAATTCCCTAAATGCATATCTTACAGTCTTTTGAATCTTGGGTTTATCTCCTTCAAAAGCATCAAGTAAGTCCTTTAAGGTAATTTTAGCACATCCTTGATGAATACTCGTCTTTGGTTCTAAAATTTTCATCGCACTCTCTGTCACATATTTCTTACTGAATTTGGAATATGTAAATGCATCATCTGTCATTGATTCAAAAATTCCTCTATCTGATAGATAATTGCTTCCTAGTACTACTGATAATGAGATGATTATCGCCAATGGTACGTTTACCTTGACGTATACGACAGCTAAAGCGATAAGTGCAATTTTGACAAACGTGTTTGCGAATGTACTTTTTAGAAATGGAGGGGGATTAGGAGCAATTGCTGCCCCGTATAAGATAAAGAAAATCCCCAATGCAGTATGCATTGTATCGTTATTGACCAATGACCCTGCCATCCTATTAGTTGATTCTAATACACTACTTAATTGATTCATCGATATATATTACATACAAATAAAAAAATGTTATAGAAGTTAAAAATGAAATACAAAAATTCATAGTATACTTAATATGTTAACAAGGTTACAAAGTAAAAAGCGCAAGGTTAACTATGAATGTACAAAAGAGGACTTGATAGACACTATTGACCAAGTATACACTGGTGAATTTTTCGACATCCCAGAACTAAAAATTATAGGAAGACAGGAAGACGTTACAAGAGTTCATAACTCTCTTGAAGATATCAGAAAACATATTATAGACTCTATTCCAAGCGTTATAGATATTATAGAAGGAGAATTTACATTATCCGAGAAACAAATTATGCTTGAACACATACATGTATTGTCAAATTCTGATATAGGGTCGTTTGAATATGAAAAATCGTATAATTTTTTAAAAAGAGTCAAAAATCCACAAATATCTAATATTCTTAATCTCAATACTACAGAGAATAATAAACAAATAATTCAAAGAATGAATATGTCTTGTAGTACTAATTCTGACACTGAGAGTGAAAAATATAAGACATGGCTTGACAGGATTGCGAGTGTTCCGTTTGGTGTATATGTAGAACCAGAGATTAATATAGACAATACTAGAAGAATTCTAGATGAAGACTTGGCATTTTTGGATGGAGCAAAGGATAGAATAATAAATCTTTTGGCAAAATTAAAACGAAATCCAAATGTAACAATGCAATCTATCCTTTTACATGGAAGTATAGGTACAGGAAAAACATCTATTTCTAAATCTATAGCCAAAGCACTTGGGAGACCATTTAGTATACTTCCATTAGCAGGAGAATCAGATGCAAGTATGCTTACAGGGCATCATTTTACATATTCTGGTGCAATTTGTGGTAGAATTATAAGTATACTTTCAGAGACAAAATGTATGAATCCAGTTATTCTAATAGATGAATTGGACAAGATTTCAAAAACAGAACATGGGAGAGAGTTGTTAGGAGCATTGATACATCTTACAGATACTACTAGTAACAACAAGTATTCGCATGATAGATACTTTGCTGGAATGGAATTTGACTTGTCTAAAATTTTGTTTATCTTTACAGCAAATGACATGGAAAATATAAATCATGTCCTACTTGATAGATTATTCAGTATAAAAGTGGATGATTACAACAAACAACAACAGCATCATATATGCAGGAATTACATAATTCCAAGAATATACAGTGACTTTGGATTACAGATTGACGAATTACCTATAGATGACTCTGTTATATCAAAGATTCTACAAGTAGTTAACAATAAAGGATTGCGAGAAGTATATCGGATAGTAGAATTGATTGTGTCTAGAATCAATACCCTAGTCAATTGTAGTCATAATATTAGTATGAAATACAAGTCATTGGCATCTTATTACACTGTATTTAGAAGGGTTTGTCCAGACCATATTGATATTTTACTGGATGACTATATTCAGAAACCTGTAGTATTGTCAATGTACATGTAGTCTTTGTCTAAATCTCTTTGGGCCTCAAAGGTACTGGTTTAGATAATTCGCTAAGGTCAAATTCGTCTTCATTCTCATCGTCTGCATCAGTTCCGTCTCCAACGATTACACTTGTGTCCGCATCTTCTTTAACGGGAACTTCTTCGAGGCTTACACCAGAATCTAGGTATTTTAACGTATTGAAAATGAGAGAGGCATCATTCAAAGTATAATCTCCGTGTGCTTGCCCTTTAGAGGCAGCTTGACCAAGAAGTTCTTTTGCTTTTAATACTGAAATCTCTGGGTCCTTTGCAAAGTGAACCAATACGTCAAAACATCTTTTTAAGATATCCGCTTCTGTAATCAAATACGTTCCTTTGCTTTGTGATACTTCTATGTATTTTAATAAAATCTGTAATGCTTTATCTTTTGTAAGAGTTACTACAATTGGTTCCATATAGTGTATTACTATACCCATTATTTTGGATATAATAATTAAACGTAACTACCGATACAAACTGTATCGTCTACATTACATTCATTGCACTAAGAATAAAATCGCGATTCCTATTATGACTAATACGACTAATACGGTAATAACCCAAAATAAACTGTATCCACTCTGCGATATAGTATCAGCCTCAAAACTCTCTCTACAAAAATTCTTTACAACAGTCTTATTTTTAATGTCTATACCAGCATAATCGTAAAATTGCTGTAAAGTTCTTTCTTTCCCTAGATTATATCTGTCATGTACATTAGGATTCCCTTCTTGTAATTTTAAAATTTTTTTAATGTTATCAAAAGCATTTTGGTCACTGTAACTTTTATCATCCCAAATCTTACTTTCACCCTCTCGTGTATAATAATGAAAGCATATATTTTCAGATGGAGTGTACACATTATACCCAGATGTAAATGCACGCGCACTTAATAGTATTTCTTCACCCACAAAGACATAATCTAGATATGGGTCGAATGGGACATCTACTATAAATGAACTGGGAGCAAATATGAAACCAGCTGCTATATATGGACTTTGATTGTATTCATTAAAGCCTGTTGTTAAGCTTTCTGCTCCCATAAAACTAATCATTCCGCGGTCATTAAAGAAGCTTTGACAGATTCTAGGGACATTATTGTTAGGATTTGGTTGGTCGAACTGTTCATAAAGAGATGTATAATGACTGAGTAGTACCTTTTGATTACCATACTTTTGTTGTATTTCTGTAATCATTCGTATACATTTTTCATCCCAGTCTTTTACAAATAGGACATGTGAATCTATTTGTAGAAAATACTCTTCCCCATTCCATAAAGTAGAACATAAGTATCTAGCCCATGTAGGTCCCTTAGCATCAGTGTAATCAACATTTATAACTCTTATATTATTCTTGTACATCTCCACGTCTACACTTTTGGTATTTGGAGGAGACGTTGTAGGTGGCTTCATCGTGCAAATCTCCAAGTCCTCTCCCTTTTTATTCTGATGACATATGCCTACAAAAACATTTTGTGGATGTTTAGCATTTGAAAATAAAGATTGTAATGTAGCAGAGCATTTTTTGTCTCTATAACTGGCTATACTTACGAAAATTCTATTCATATATATACTTTAGATTATTTATTATTCAATATGTATGAAACTTGAATTTTGATTTGAATTACTGAAAAAATGAGATTTCTCAACAAAGTGTCACCAGAATCTTTATACGAGTTTCGTTGTAGTTATAATGAAATCACTAAAATTGAAAATTTATCAGAGACCAAATTTGGACATACAATATTTATATACTGTTTAAACAGAATATAAATTACTTGTAATGAAAATAAGCTCGAATATCTTAAAGATGCATAATGCCAGAATGAGCGAGTTTCAAAAGGCACGCGAAGAGGTTTATAAAAAATTAACTACTACAAACTTGATTAGACAAGCACTGAATAGTATACAAGAAACGGAGACAGAATATTTACTTGACGTATTTCAAATTATAAAAGAATATAGAGAAGACATTCAACAAAAAGACTTGGTAGATAGATATATAAGAATAGTATCTCCGCAGTCTATGAATACAAAGCCGTCTCTTAAATTAGACAATGAAATATGCAAAGTATGCAATGAATACTATGAGTCAGTTGAAGGTTATGATACTTGTTATAATTGTGGAGCGTGCGAAAACAACTTACATTACTCTGAAACATTGTCATACAAGGAATCTCAAGAAATAGTTCACAAACATTTTAATTATGACAAGAGTTTACATCTGGCAGACCATCTTGATAGACTCCAATCAAAAGAAAATAAAGTTATTCCTACAGAATTACTTGAAGTTATACGATATGAACTAAAGAAAGAGAGAATTACAGACTATTCTAATTTGGCAGAGTCAAAAGTCAAGAGCATTCTTAAGAAATTAAAAATGCACGAATACTACGACAATGTTATCAACATTATCAACAGACTGTCAGGAAGACCTCCATTCGTATTAACTCCAGAAGTAAGTGATAAAATCAAAGAGATGTTTATTCAGATACAATACCCATTCCAGTTGTATAAGCCACCAAATAGAAAAAATTTCTTATCATACTCTTACTTTTTAAACAAATTCTTTCTAATCTTGAAGCTTCCAGAATTTGCCAAATATTTCCCACTTTTGAAAAGCGATGACAAATTGAAGCAACAGGACGACATATTTTGCAAAATTGTAAAACATATGCAAAAGGTAGATGATAGAGTCGATTGGCAATTTTATCCTAGCTTTTAACTTGAATCAATTAGATTTGTGTCATAATACAGCAAATTCTGTAGTTTCATTACACATGCTCAAAAAAGTTCTACCATACTTGTTGTATCTTTTTCCATTACAACTACTTATATACTTTGAAGTAATGTCTTTATAATCATTTATGCTTATCATTGCTCTACATAATGGGCACAGCATTTGATTGTATTTCATATGGTCTTCTATACACAATATATGAAACTTGTGACCACAAGACAATGTTTTATAAAAATCGTCTATACCCCGTGTGTCATAACATACGAGACAATTGTCGCGAGAAACATTCGGAATATAAGACTCTGTTATTGGAGACTCTATCTCTTGCGTCAATTTCTTTGACGCTCCAAGAATGACATATTTGACATATTGATAGTCTAGTTCATATGCGTCTATGTCATAACAATTCGTAAAGTATTCGCCGTATGGATAAAGATAGATACAATAATCTATATATCTAGAGATATCATCAATGTTTTCTTTAATGTATTCATTGATAAAATTAGTGAATAAAGTATCAGTCTCATTTACCAAGTATTCAATACAACATGTATACCAAGTTTGGTACAAGACGTAAATATTATAAGAATCATCTCCTCTATTACCTGGCTCGTGAACATAAGGGTCATTGTCAAATAATGACATGAATCCAACTATTACACTCTCGATAGACATACATGAAGTCCATTTTTCATCGATTCTATCACCCCAAGTATTCAAAATTGTAGCACAACATTTACCATCTTCGTACATATTTGGATGTATTCTAGATTGGTCATGATTCAAGAATTGTACTGAAGGAGGCTCATATGGGTAATTCTCGGGAATATTAAAGTTTAGACGTACAAACTTATGCCTATATAAGCTATCTTGTGGGCATTTTACAATGACCTTTATGCATTCTAAAGTAGATTCTGGGCTAATTATAAAGTCATTTTCCAATAATTTTCTTGAATTTTGCGTCTTTAACAGACTAGTTAATTCTTTATGTATTCTCTTCATTACAATACACTACAATTTGAAATTTACAATTCATTTTCTACTTGGTATTACTGGGTATTCATTTTCTAGACTATATTTAAATGGACGCATTTAAAAAGTACTCGTGTTAATCAGTGATGTATCGGTACTGAATGTGAATAATACTATAGATGTCCTAAGTTGATACAGCATTAAATGCTTAGTCGTCTTCTATAATACATTCTTGATTACGTTCATTGACATTCGACATTCGTATGTACTCTGCATGTAAATCCACATTCTCATAATTATGAATGGCTGTAGGATAAGTTTTATAAAAGACATTTCTACCAAAATTCTGACTTTTAAACACTGAAAAATTATCTTGTAAATCTACTATTACAGGATTCGCATGTGTGTGTGACTTTCTAAGTATTCTTCCACAGATTTGTGTCATTGAACCCTTTTCATTCTTGGAAGAATTCTTCAAGTGACCTATATACTTTTTTGGTGTAACGAGTATCAGTGTATTCAAGTCTTTCTCTGATACACCTTCAGAGAATGCTGCAAATGTAGCCAAAATAACTCTTTTTTTCCTAGTTTCTTGAAGGTCTTTTTCCTTCATTCCCCCAAGAAATAACCCTGAATCACATTCTGCAAGTAATTTGTACAAATTTTCAAGATGACTCCTTCTTTCACTTAAAATGAGAATCTTTCTATGCTCATCACGAAGAAAATCCTTGACTAAATTTACTATATAACTATTCCTCTCCTTATTACATACTAAATCCGTTATCATACTCGTAAATTGTATTTTACCATCTGTAACCCTTTCTTTGTAATTTTCAGTAAAGAGTACCTTGCGTAATATGACAAGAGGAAGCCCTGACTGTATGGCTTCACTCTTGTATATAATATTGCCTATATGCCATTCAAATACTCTCTCACAACCATCGCTTCGTTTAGGTGTTGCTGACAATCCGATAGTGTATTTGCAACACAATTTGAATAATACTTTTGAAAAGACCTTGCTAGCAATGTTTTGAATCTCATCGACTACTAGTACTTTAAAGTCCTGGAAGACTTCAAGTGGATAATTTCGCCTAGAAAGACTTTGTAGCATTACAATCACGACGTCACAGTCATTTACCTTTACATTATCGCCTTGTATTTGCCCAATTCGAGCAGTAGGAAGAAATGTCTGAATCTCAGTCTTCCATTGTGACATCAAAGATGCCTTGTTGACTATCACGAGAGCCTTTCCCCCCAATTTACTTAGGACATTCAATGCACATACAGTCTTTCCTTGTCCAGTCTGCAATGATAATATCCCTCCACCTTTTTTCATACATGCATCTACAAGTAGATTTACAGGAGTCTCTTGTGTTGGAAGAAGAGTCCCATTGAATTCAATATTTGAATCAAAATCCTTACCTAGATAACTTTTCAACTGAATGCAACTCCCAAATGCTCGTAAACCATACATTTTCGGTATACTAATAATATTATTACTTTCATTGTAAATAGAGTAACTTTCAGAATGACTAACGTATTTAGTATCAATTAAAGGAGATACAGACAAGTCAGTCCTAAGTTTTTGAATTTGTTCTTGTGTTAAACTATTCTTTCGTATACAGTAACCACTTTTTGACAAGTACATTGTATTGATTCCCATTACTCAAAATTCATTTTTTTTTTTGAGCAACTATATACAATGCAAATCGAGTTAAACACTGTCATAACATTACTAGTGATATTTTGTATAATTATTCCATCAATAAGCTCATTGATGACACTAATCTTTGGAGGAGATGGTAAAATCGCTAACAAATAATTCATATTTACACGAATTCTCTACATTTTTTTTTATATACATAGAATATATCAATCAATGGACCAAACTACAATTATTGTCATTATTATCGTCGTACTATTATGTTGCAGTAGTATTATTGGTGGAGGAGTTGGTACTTATTTCGCCGTAAAGAAAACCCCTACTACTACACCTGAAGTAACTGTAGCAGCTCCTATTTTACCTGTATACGTTGCAACGACTACTGCACCAATAACGACTACTGCACCAATAACGACTACTACACCAATAACGACTACTACACCAATAACGACTACTACACCAGCTTCAAAGTTTGTCACGCCATACCCTGTTAATGAAACAGCGACCAAAAAATTTAAATTAACAACAGACCAAATCGCCAAAGGAAATATGGGTGTGGAAACTGCAACTGGAAACTGGAGATGGCATGGCTCTGATGTTCATAAAGGAGATTGTGTTAAAAATTGGGCACTTTACGATGACAATAATCAAATGTTAATAGGTCGTGTCAAAGGCTTCACTAACATTTACTCTCCACCTGGTAAATCATGGTGTCCAACTAAAACAGAAGATATACTACAAAAAGATAGACCAAAGATTGCAGGAAAAAAATGGTTTAGAATGACCTCAGATAAGGATGATATCATTAAAAATGCTAGTAGGGACGATAACTGTTTGCAAAACTGGGATTATTATAACCACAATGGAACGTTGGTTGCATCAAACATCAATAATGTATATAGACCTACTTTAGACAAAACCAAGTGGTTTTGTCCAAAATCTAATAAAGGAAACGCTTATTAAAAATTCCAACTTTTTTTTCAAGTGTATTGTAATGTTTAATGGTACAAAGCCAGAGTTATTTGAACAGACGATTTCCAAATTGCCATCTATCAAAGACATTGTTTACAAAAAGACTACAATAGATGACTCTACAAAGTCACTTGAAGGAAAAGGCAATTATCAATTAAGTGATAATAGCAAACAAGTGCTAAATAACAATACATATCGAGTCTTGCATAATGTACAACCAACTCCGTTATCAAATGCATTTTTTTCAGGTACAAACATCCAGAATATTCAGGACTTGTTAAAGTTTAATGTACATAAAAAAACGAATCTAGTAATAGACAACCAATCTGTTGAAGAATTAATGATAGTAATGAGATATATATACCTCCAGTATGGTAAGCATCCAGAATACTTTAAAAAGGGAATCCCTATTAAGAATCAACCAGAGTTAAGGAAAAAGTATACAGATGAATTATCTAGACTCAATGAATTGACTCTAAAGTACATTCTACCAAGACTTGTCAAAGAAATCCAAGCACATTATAATTATCTCAAAGATGCCAATTCACCAATGTACATTATGGAAAATCCAGTTAATGATAGTATTGTCGGTCAAAGACAATACAAGTCATATATTTAATCTGAAACAGGCTTTTCAACCAACGTACCTGAAATTATTATATTCGTAAAGACTTATAGTAAATGTCCCCCCAAGAATTGGGACATTCACTGTGTCATTTGTATATAATTCATTGAAATTTACAGATTTGACTTCTATAGGTAATCTATTCCTAGATTCATCTATAGCATAGTATTCCCATTTTGAGCTGTTATTAGGGTACTTTTGTCTCCCATACAATGGGAATCTTCCAGTTGAATTGTGAATTATACCTACCTGTTGATAATTATTGTTAGAATTGTAATCACGCACTGGAGAGTTTGGTTGTGTATTGGTTTGAACGATTACGTGTGGTTGCGATTTCGTCTTTAAAACCTTCTCTTTTGCAAGGTCTGATTTGCAATATTCGTTATTTACCATACATTCGTGAAGTTTTTCTTTGAGACTTTCTACCTTTTCTATCAACTGCTTTTTAGACATTTCTCTCTCTAGATTAACTTGAGTAAAATTTTCAGATGAAAAGTATGTATACACTACAAATGTAAGTAGTAATGTAATTAGTACAACTATAAAAAATGCATAATATTGGTTTACGCAGACTTGTGGCATTCTCTAGAATACACACAGAAAAAAGAGTGACGTTCTAGATGTCTTAAAAATATATAATGTACTATTAATACAAACAAATGCTTAACGATATAATTGTACTTGTTATAGGAGTGTATATAGGACAAGAGTTTCCAAATTTGCCAAGAATCTCTGATATAACAAAGCAGATAGTTGAAATTTTAAAAAAGAGATGACCATCACTCATTTAGCCATTGCCGTGTCTACAAATTTGATAATATCTAATTTTCCATTCCTTTCATAATCTGGGTCAAGTTCCTTGAGCATTTCGTAAGCTACATCTTCGTCAACTGGGTCATTACCGAACGTGGTAATACATTTAACAAAAGCTTTATTGTCAATAAATCCTGTATTCTTCTTGTCCATAAATGTCATTGCTCTTATAAAACGAGCCCTTGGTTTGTATTCTTCTACACTATACCTCTCCCAATTCGTGCAAAAATCGTTATAGACAATATCCAAAATTCCAGCAAGTACACACAATTGATTCTCCGGGGTCTTTCCAGATAAAGCTAATTCGGTATTCCTCAAATACCTTTCTGTAAGTTTATGTCTTTTAAACTTGTCAATATATTGTTTGATATCGAAATCAGGATTTTTCAAATTATCAAGTATATTTTCTACGTCGTTCACAGAGAGCTTTTCAGTATATCCAATCGCATTTACAAATTCAGTAAAGGTTTTGATGTCCATTTTATAGTGTTAAACACAACAAAATCTAAATATCAGTTTTCGTATTTAAAACTGAAATACAGTTTGTAAGAGAACACCAACCAAATGTTTGTAAACGTAAGTGATGTATCAGCCTTTATAGGCCAAAACAAATGGGATATGATTACCCCATTTGAAAGATTATGGAAGAATAATGACCCAGAATCTTATAATAAGACAATCTTGGAAATGAAACAAGACAACACATTAGCAGACAATGTGAAAGATTCTGGTTTAACAAAGATTGAAAAAATGGAAAAATATCTCGGTAAGGAACGTGTTAAAGAGATAAATTTATCAAACAAGACTACAGATGAGAAGAAACAAGTAGCAAAGTCTATCCTTGATACTTTATATATAGATACAGAAACGAAAAGTAAAGTATCTGAATGTATAGAAAGTGTAGTAAATACTACACATGGCATTGTATCAGAGCCACAATCTGTTGAAATCTTTAACAAAAAGAATGACGTCATTCTACAAAGAGACAACAAGTTATACAAGAAGGAATTTTCAAAAGGAATGTGGTTATGTGGTAGAGTAGATGGAATCCATGACAATTACATTGTAGAAATAAAAAATAGAATAAAGGGATTTTTCAATAGAGTCAGGGATTATGAAAACACTCAAATTCAATTATATATGTGGTTAATACCAGATAAAGACTTTGTGGTTTTAGAAGAGTGTTTTCAAGGCGAATCAAAAAGTATACGTGTTTATAAAGATGTCGAGTACACTGAGTATGTACTAGAATTACTAACTGTTTTTGTTACAAATTTTAAAAAATTCTTGACTGATGCCGATAAGACTTGTTATTTTAAAAAGACTGATTTTGAAAAAAGTAAATTCATACGCTCACTGATGATTGACCAAACTCATAATCCCGTATGAGATTGAAAACTTTTTCAACTACTACCTTTTTCTCTATGTCGTATGGTCTCAATAATGCCATAATTTCATTGTAATCAAAATAACCAACATTCTTAATTTCTTCCATTTGATGTTTGTTTTCTCGGTCAAAGAATGGCTTATTATATACATTAGACATTTTTGATATATAATATATATGCTTATAATTAATATTATCAGTACCTATGAAATTTTCAATAATTCTCTCGCCTGTAAATTGTAGAGCGCCTGGCTCATAACCAGTTTCTTCATGGAATTCTCTCATAGCACATTCCATATCTTTTTCTCTTATATTTCTTCTCCCTTTTGGGAATCCAAACTCTGAAAATGTATACGATGTAGGATACCGTGAAACCAATTCCTGTATATTATATGATTCAAATAACCTCCTTGAACGCTCGTATTCATTATTATAAGACCTAGAATAGTGGTTTACCCATAGGTCTTTCCATATATCATCGAAATTATTTTCGACAAGACGTTGCTGCTCATTTTTTGTCATTTCTGTAAAATACATTTCCAAATTGTCAGGTGAAGTTGAAGAGTCATATTTCCCTCTTATAAAATCAGTATATCCTATAGTATCCTTTCTTTGTATCAATAGCAACTTTATCTTTGGATAAGTACTAATAGGATTTTCAACACATGCATCTTTTAATATATTGTCAAGCTCTTTATTCGTATCTCCGACCTCTTCATCTGGTGAATTTATTACAATATAAGATATTACTCCAAAACTAGTGATAGGGTCATCACAATCTCGTAATATATGCCCTCTTGTACCACAATTGGTACATAGCATATTTTTATAACTTTTCATCCCTTGTAATACAATAGAATTTTTTGTTTAAATACTAGACTTATCCAAATAGTTGACTAATCTTAATGTACCATCAGCATTGTTTAATCACTAGACTTGGGCGACTTGATATCTCTTACAATGGTTATCATCACGTTAAGTGCGATGTTTGTTTATTTACACATTTGATTTAAATTTTTTTTTTTATATGGTATAAATTATACAATGGGTAACGCTCAATCACAGCAAGTAGAGCAAGCACAACAAGTACAAAAATGCGTTGAAGATGCAGAAAAATGCAAGATGCATAAAGCTACGTTTAATGAAATGATGAATATAATCACTGATACTCATTCGATTATGCAATTCTATGCATCATCATTGCTTATGTTGAAAGCTCCTAGTCGTTTTGCATCATACAAGACCTTTAATTCAGAAAGCGAAAATATGTTTAATCGTCTCCGAAACACCCCTACAAGTGGAATATCTTCTATTAGTAACACAAACGCATCATTCAATACATATTATGACGTATATAATTACGTCAAAGACTTTAAAAATGTATATGAAAAGGCAACAGTAGAAGATGAACGACGGGTGTTGCTAGGTGAAATCTTTAATGTTACTTATGGAACTATGAAGGTGCTTTTACGAGAGGTCACTGAAGCGTGTGTATAATGGAATTATTCCATACTGAAAGTACAAAGTATAATGTTTTTCGTTACTTTTACATACTTTTTATTAAAAGTAATTTAAATGGTAGCATCGGTACTTCAACTACAGAATAAGGGAGAGCAAGACGCTTATTTGACGGCCACTCCTTCCATAAATATGTTTAAATACAAGTATCACCAATACATAAATTTTGCAACAGAACTTGTAAGGCTACAACCAAATGAATTGTTTGATTTTGGAAAAACAAGCTCTTGTACTATACCATTAAAGGGGGACCTTTTATCAAAATTGTATCTTAGAATCAAAGTCCCAAAATTGACTAGAACTTCTGGTACATATTTGTCTTGGAGTGACACACTCGGTTATGCTATATTCAAAGAAGGGATAGACTTGGAGATTTCTGGAGTAGTAGTTGATACATTTTACCCTGGATACTATGACATTCATGATTCGTTTGAAAAACCAGATAATGACTTGGGTGCTAATTTAGGAATATTACGCAGTGATACATATATATCATCGAAATTTAACGCAGAAGCTGATAATGATATGATTATACCTCTTAGATTCTGGTTTACGCGAAATTATAAAATGTCCTTACCTATAATTGCTATGCCTAATCAAAATATGTCTGTTAAATTCAAATTAAGAAATTTCCAAGACTGTATAAATTATGACGGACTTCCACCTATAGACAGTAATATCATTGAATCAGAAATACTTGTAGAATACATTTATATAGATGATTCTGCAAAGACGTTGTTTAAAGACTCTAGTCATACATTTTTGATAGAACAGGTTAAATATAATGGTAAAGAGCAAATATCTGAGAATTCTGGGATATATCATGCTAAATTACAATTTAACAATCCATGTAAAGAACTAATGTTTGCATGTGTTGAAAAAACAAGTAATGATAACAATAATTACTACAATTATTCCAAGATTATAGACAATACACCTCTGATTTCTGAGATATCTCTTGTGTTGGATGGAAAGAATCGGTTTGATTTTCTACCAGAAGTCATGAATCGCTTAGGATATGCTGCATCGATACATAAGTCAGTTCCATTAAAATATGTTTACACTCTCCCTTTCTGTATTAAACCATATGATAACCAACCTTCAGGTACATTAAACCTTTCGAAATTTGACGACGTCACACTTGTATTGAAAATGTCAAAGAATAATCCTATATGCTTTTTACATGTATATGCCTTAATGTATAACGTTTTGACTATACAACAAGGAATTATGACGTTAAAATTCATGTCGTAAGAAAGCAATCAATTACTTTAGACTTGTTTAAAATACAATGATTTTTTGAGAACATATACTATGAATATTATATTTACTCTAGTGTCAAGTATACTACTTTACATCGCATTACGAAGTCATGATATTCCAAAAGGTAGAGCTATTATATTGTCATTATATCTTTGCCTAATCATATTCATTCAACAAAAATATTTTTGCGAAATTGTAGAGCCAATACTATACTCATTTGGAAACTCTAGTTGAGAATTTTATTATTTGTTAAATATTCCATATCCAATTTGGTCTCAGACAGAGTCAAAATTCAATTTATGACTTCTATATCTAACTTGGTTACAGATATAATCTATAATTATGTAATCCATTACATGTATTCTATATAGACAAAGAATATTACACATACAGCTAGCGCCTTGATAAGGAACGTCACTCCTCCCATATTGAATGTAGAATTTATATACCCATTAATAACTGGATGAAACGCGATTGATAATAAGATAAACAATGCAATGTTATTCTCACTAAATAATTTGTTCTTGATTGTATCAGTTGGTTTGATTATGCCTGTATTCTTTTGATTTCTTATTTGTTTTGTTGTAACTTTATCCTGTTGTACAGGAGGAGTCATTTCTATTTTGTCTAATTCGCTTATAAGAGTCTCTTTCATAATGTTTTATTAATTACAATAATTTTAATATACAAACACAACTCAAGCAAAGTACATTTAGTAACTAGGAACCAATCTTTTTTTCATTTACCATACAACTTATAAATATATAGAAATGTGTCTTTAGTGGATGCTTGTATTGTAAAAATCAAATATTAATATATTTAGCTGTTACTGCCCCTTCAGGTACGACTAATAGGTCATTAAAAAATTCATCATGTAATAATATATCTGTGGTAGGTAGGGCCAAACTTTCACCTACTCCTTTTAATAATCTCCCATCTTCTATATACCCTTTATTTAAACTAACAATACTACTTGAACTGTCTGAACTGTCTGAACTGTCTGAACTGTCTGAACTGTCTGAACTGTCTGAACTGTCTGAACTGTCTGAACTGTCATCAGATTCAGTACTAGAGTTTCTATCACTAGTATTATCGGTTATGCTAAGATTACTATTCACTCTTTTTTCTACTATACTGAATTCTTGGAGTGATTTTTGTGAGATGACTTGTTTCGGATACAAGTTTAGTATCCAATTATATACTTCGTCTGGAATGTCTAGTTCTAACAATGATGTCAAGAAAAAATGCAAGTCATAATAAGGGTCATATTCATTCAACAAATGAGCATCACTTACTTGTATCAATTTATTATGGAAATGGACAGACATAGTACTTGGTGGTTTATAAATTTCCGAGAATTCAAAATCCCACAACATTGGAGAGATGCTTGTGCCACTCGTGTAGAAATTTTTATCAAAAACAATGTATTCACTTATTTCGTCTTTAGAGTGACCAGTTGATACAAGAATGTTACCGAAATGCAAGTCATTATGCATAAACTTGTAACGTTTTTGTAAAGCGTATAGTGTATATATAACTTGAAAAATCAACATTTTCCACTCTCGTACAGATAAAGAATTGGTATCATTATACTCATCCAAACTTCCTCCATCGATGTATTCAGATATTATCAATAATATTTTACTCTTTATTACCCTCTCCATCTCTAAAGCCTTAAATGTAAGATGTTTTAACCCTCTACAATCTGTTTTAACTCTCTTTGCTCCGAGATAACCTGTAATATGTGGTGAAATTCCCTTAAATACAAGATTGTCATTGAACTCCTTTAAAAATATATATTCAATCATATTTGGGTGATTTTCAGAAGGGAAATCACTTCTTGTAGGTACTGCTTTTACACTAAAATGCAAATCATCCTTTACAGCATGATGAGGACAACCTCTAACTTGGCTTATTTTTTCAACTCGTATAAGAGGTTTTAATTTATCCAACCCGAATTTTGACCTAGAATCATCTAGAATTAAGCGATTCTGTTTAATATCGTTACGAATAGTCTTTAGACTATCGACTCTAGTTTTAAAGTCCATATCTAAGGATGATTATAAATTATTTATTGTTTCAACGTACAAAATAGTCTCTAATAGTCCAAACGCTAGTTTATCATTTTTTTTCCATTCATGTATATTAAGATGCTTCCAGATAAACTTCTTGTAAATCTAAAAGTTCTTGGGAAAATTGAAAAGAATGGCAAGGTAAGTAAGAGTTATGATGGACTAGTAGCTGTATCAAAGTCTGGGTATTTACAAGGACTATATAGGATATTCAATCATGATTCTAGAAGGCAAACTATATATGAAATTTCCAATATAATACATGAATTAGGGGTAGTTTTGAATTCAATTTATAATTCAAAAGAAAATTCTACTTATCCAAACTACGACACCACAATCTTAAAAGACCTATCTATATTACTAGAAGAAAGTAATAGTATGTATGCAGGTTTATGTAATCTAAGATTTACATATATTAGTGATATTAATACAACAGCTCACCTGGATGTCTTGCTAATAAAGATAGAGTCTCTTATAGAAGAGGCAAATGTGAAATACAAGTCATATATTGGAAAGTCATATGCTAGAATACAGTCTGACTAAATTAGTAAAGCAAAATGTAATAACTTTTCGAGGTTATAAACAGCTAAAAATATTATTAATTAATTTTACAATACAAGCATTCGCTATTTAAAGACAATCTCTATATATTTATAAGTTATATGGTAAATGAAAAAAGATGGGTTCCTAGTCGAGAGGCTTGTAAATTTTATAGCGTCTCGGGAAACACTCTTAGAAGATGGGCAAAAAACAATGATATTGTCTATAAACGAACACAAAGCAATCATAGAATATATCTTATTGATGAGAGAAGCATTCCTCAAGTCAAAGAAGCTAAAAGAATCAATTACATATACGCTAGAGTCAGTTCTAGTAAACAAAAGGATGACCTTGAAAGGCAATGTTCAATGTTACTTGGTAGATTCCCAGATTACGAACTTGTTACAGACATTGGCTCTGGACTCAATTACAAAAGACGCGGATTGCTTAAAGTATTGGAACAAAGTAATAAAGGACTCGTCGAAAGCGTTGTTGTTGCCTCTAAAGACAGACTTTGTAGATTTGGATTCGACTTGCTTGTTTGGCAATTCCTACAAAACGATACAAAACTCGTGGTTCTCGAACAAAGTGATAAAACACCAGAACAAGAATTCACTGAAGATATTCTTGCAATTTTACAAGTTTTTGCTTGTAGATGGAATGGAAAGAGACGTTATACAATTGCGAACGAGAAAAATACGATTAAAATTGACATCAATACAGAAAAGGACCCTCAAGAAGTGGTCAGATGATTCAAGGTATTCTTATAATAAGGCAATTGGATTAATGGCTCCGGAAAGTATCGGTGAAGAATATAATGGCACTAAACCAGAATTTGTTAATACAACTTATTCAAAACTTGAATTGAGGAATTTGATTACCCCTGTTTCAGTGTGTTGTTTTACCGAGTGGCTATTGGAAACTCCAAAATCAATACGTGAATCAGCTGTATTTGAAGCTCATAAAAATCTGAGGTCATGCTTTACTAACTTGAAAAATGGAAATATAAAATACTTTAACTTGGGATTTATGTCAAAAAGGAAACAGAGTTGGTCTATAGGTGTTACTAAAGATGCTGTGAAGCCATATGGTAAAAGTATTGGGATATATGAAGCAAGTACTGGGATGAGATTTAAGTTGACTGAACCAATTTATGAAGTTAATCATGACATAAAAATTCAATTTGACGGACTACATTATTATCTATGCGTACCTTACGCAAAGGAATTAAAGATTAACAACAAGTTTTGGTTCACTTCTCTAGACCCAGGTGTTAGAAAATTCCAAACAACATATTCTCCAGATGCTAACGAACACTTAATCATTGGTGACAGAGCGTCAACTAGACTTTACTCGTGTCTTTTATCATTGGATAAAATGATTTCTAACCACGTTCCTTCAAAGAAGATTTTGAAATTACGAAAGAAAATTCAAAATTTACAATCAGAGATGCATTTCAAGACTGTTAATTTCTTGACTGATAGATATCAGAATATATATGTTCCTAAATTGACCAAATGTAACGATATTATAAGTAAAGAATATAGGAAAATACGAACCAAGACTGTGAGAAATATGGTTGTATTAGCGCATTGTAAATTTATAGAAAGGCTGAAAACCAAGGCTGAAGAATTTACAAATGTGACAGTAAAAGTAATTACTGAAGAATTTACTAGTCAAAAATGTTTAAATTGTCGAGAAAATACAAAGACAAGCAGTGAAGTTTACGTATGTAATAATTGTAACTTTACGATAGATAGAGATATACTAGGTAGTTCAAACATTCTTGTTAAAAATTGGTAAAACAATTAAAAATTATATGCCAGATACAGCCTACTTAGATATAAGTTGCTTGGTTAACTATCACTTGTAGTATTAGTTAACTATTGATGTATCGGATATGAGACAGAGTATTATGAAATAAAGGATGAAGACGCGCAATATGAGCAAGTTTCTACAGATTCTTCCGATACATCTAGTTCTTCAATAGGAGCTGATATACTACCACATTCTACTATGGAAGATGCGGTAACAACATATCTCTATAATAGTGACAACAAAGTCAGTATGAATACATTCCATTGGTAAATATTATTAGTGAACAGTGAATCGTTTATCTCAGTTTGAAATCCAACTTAAAAATATAATCTATAATAATATCATGTCTCAGTCAAAAGAAGTAACAAAGGAATTTGGTAGTATAACTGTATTAAGTGGTATAAAGAATAGGTCTGCTAGATTAACAGAAGTTGGCACTCCATTGCTCGCAAATGACGCGGCGACAAAGGGATATGTCGACGCTGCTGTTAACACTATAACTCAGACGTCTTATTCTGCTGGCACTGGACTTACGCTTACTTCTAATATATTTTCAGTCAATGCATCACAGACACAAATAACACAAGTAGGAAACATTTCCAACGGTACGTGGTCTGGAAATGTAGTCGGAGTTCCTTATGGTGGAACTGGTGTATCATCTATCCCAGTAGATAAGATTATTATCGGTAATGGAGCTGGCCCAATTAATACTGTGTCTTCTGTTTACTATACCAATTCAACGTTCACATCAGAATCAAAGATAAGTATAAGAGACACCTCACCAGTTAACGCTACAACTGCAAGTCTTACAATTAGTGGAGGAATGTACATTGATAAGAATGCTATAATTAATTCAGAATTGACATGTGGTAGTCTATATGTAAACGGTACAACGAACTCAGCTCAGATTTCAGGCTCGTCCGGAAACCTTTTGAACTTGAATGTGACCAACACAACGACTACAAATTTGAATGCGTCAGACTCTAGCTTTATAAATTGTACTTCGACTAATTTAAACACACAATTAGTCAAACTCGTTGGAGAATTTTACCAAAGTTCGGGTAATCTGAATCTAAGTGGTAATATAAATGCTACAAGTGCGAGTAGTGTATTACGTCTAGGAGGAAATGCAAACTTTAATGGAAGTGTATTCATAACTTCTGGAAGCATTTCAATTGGAGGAAATGCAAATATTACTTCGGGGGCAGTTTTTGCAGGAAGCGTAAATGTATCAGGTGGGAATGTCAATGTATCGTCTGGGAACGTCACTGTGCGTAGTGGTGGTATGCATATGTCCAATTCTAATCTACTTGTCACTAGTGGAAATATTGGTATAATTAATGGAAATGTAAATTTATCATCTGGAAGTCTAAGTGTATCTACTGGTAATATAAGCATCTTGTCTGGAAATTTGAATGTATCTAGTGGAAATGTAAGCATCTTGTCTGGAAATTTGAATGTAACTAATGGGAGTGTCAATGTATCTACATCTGGTAGTATCAATGGCAACATTGTATCTATAAATTCGTCTATAACAAATGCAATTATCGTAAACTCGTCCATTTCCAATTTGATTATTTCTACTATGTTAAATTCGCCCAAGTCTAATCTTGGACCTAGTACATGTGGAACTTTATTTGCAAGCGGTCTATCTAGTCTTACAGGAATCGTTAATAATGGGACAATAAGTACATCATCTGTCGTCACTCCTCTGGCTACTATTGGTAATCTGTACATAGACTACTCTACTATAGGGGTAGCTATATTTACACTTTCAAGCACTGGTAACTTGTATTCTACTAATGCTACAGTTACGTCATTGAACGTTGATTCAAGTACGATTGGTATTCTTAATGTAACAAATTTAATATCTGGTGAGACATCTCAAGGCTCAACAAATGCTGTCAGTATTAGTAGCGGAAACTCTTGGTTTGTTAGTTCGAGTATCGGAGTAATTAATTCTACACAAGCCACAGTCGGTGCATTATATACGCAAAATGAGATATGTGATAATTTATCTGGTACTAATCTCACTATAAGTAACTTGTTAAATACATCTGCATCAATGACAAATCTTATTGTCACATCTTTAACATCAGCGTCATTACGTGTTACAGGGTCATCTACTCAGGGAGCGATTAGCGCAACAAGCATAAGTACTGGGAATATACGAAACCTGTCTACTATTACTACAAATACCAGTATTGGAAATGCGTCAATTTCCAATCTTATTTCATTGGAAAATTCTTTTACAAATATTACTACATCTACACTTAGATTCACGACATGCACTGGAACTAATATAGTCATTACCAATTCTACGAATACAAATATGATAGTAACCAATGCGTCATGTAGTAATCTCGTAAATACAAATTGTACTATTGGAAATGCGCTAGTCAAGACTAGAGTTTTGTTTGAAGACATTCCGTTTGTATCGACGTCACATGGTATGACTTCTGGGTCTAGATTAACTATACTTCCTACTACACTTACAGACAATAGCTCTACTGGAAGTACAATTCCATTATGGGCCTCACTCTTTTTATCAGAGCCAACCCTGATAGGAACAAATACAATTACTACCGAAAGAGCAACTAACTTACATATATCTGGAGCTCCTTTGGAGGGTGTCAATAATACTATATCGTTTCCTTCAGCATTGTCTATAGGTTATGTACCAAACCAAATAGGCTCAAAATTATCAAGCCAAATTACATTCGAAAGAAGTGATAATGAAGTGTACGCCGGAGTCTATACTGAAGATTCTACAAATAGACTAACCATCGTGAATGCTAGTATATCGGGAGGAGGAGGATTGGGATTATATGTATCAGAGAATAGTGGAATCAATATGTCTACTATCCCTAGTAGAAATGACATAACACAAACCCCCTTTGCACAATTCAAGAGAGACTCTTGTACATTTTACTCTACACAAGCAAATACAATTAATGTAACAAGTGGTGGGATTTATACTCAAACACTCTCCGTGAGACCTCAAACATTTGACGTTACAGAAGGGTCTAGTTTAGTCCTTGGTGATTCTGCATGTATATCTATTCTAAAGACTGGAGGTGTTACATTGTCAAATTTAATTGTTACAATGCCTGTTTCAAGTATTAATGGAAAAATGTTGTATTTGTCTACCACTAATGATATTACCAACATTACTATTAGTAATTTGGCTACGAATGTCAATACATTAACTCAGAGTAACCCAAAGACATTTGTGTACGTAGCGACTGACTCATTGTGGTATAGTATATAGACTACTCATTTGTTACAATCTCTCAACTTTAATTTCAAGTCAGCATTATACATCTTGACAGCATCATTATATGTATGTAGCCCCCATTTGTCCATATTCCAAATAACTGTATTTCTGTCATCCGCGGACCATACTGATGCTGCTTTGGCATTGGCCAAGTTTTTAAAGTATGGGATACTCTTGGCGTCTTCGCACGTTTGTACCCAATAATTGTCACAATTTTCTAATGCCTTTTTTAAACCTTTATTATCAACGTCAGAACGAGCGGACAATCCCCATTTACGTAGATTATATATGGCAGTATTTCTCTCGTCGTCTGTCCATGTCTTGTCGTCTTTTGCTATCATATTTTTATAATAAGGGACACTCTTGGACTCTTTGCAAGATTTTGGATATATATTATCACAAGTTTCGACTGACTTTTTTAAAGTATCATTATCAATAGCTGGATTACCAGACAAACCCCATTGGTCTAAATTATAAATAACAGTATTTCTCTCTTCTCCTGTCCAAGAACTAGTGGGTTTGGCTAATAAAGTCTTGTAATAACTGCTACCCTTTGAATCAATACAAGATGCTGGATACATATTTCTATCTATACCGTCCTTTTTAGCTACTTCTACTGGGCCTGCTGCTTTAACAACAGGTTTAGTTGTAGGCGAATCAGGGTAAAAGAAATACACACCCAAACCTCCACCTATACTAGAAATGCAGATTACACAAATTATTACCAATACTATAATTATGACAGTAGTATCCATATAATAATAATTATAAAAAAAAGTTTAATCATCACATGGATGTATTGTATCGGTTATTAAATTGCTTTTTGAATGACTAATTGAGTAGGCTCATGGCTCTGGTCGTATACTTCTGTCGCTTTACCATTGTATAAATGAAGTTTATGTTTATTAGAAATTTGTTTTACTATATGTATTTTATCACCATAATTTACACATCCAGATTTACCATCGACACTTTTAATCATAAATAGAACATGTGTATCATTGGCATAAAGAGGAGATGTAGCTTTTCCATCGTATAACCTTAATCTATAATCTTTCCAAGTATGACTTTGTATGTACAATATATCGTTGTATTTTATACATTTCGAAGTGCCATCTGTATTTGTATTTACCATTTCTAATTGAAACGGGTCATCTATTCTATTTGCGTCTTCTCCTGTTTCTTGTGCGTAAAAATATAATCTATAATTAGGATACATATGTCTTGCGATATGAATTCTATCACCGTACTTGACAGGAGTAGATGTAGTATTTTTAGTATTTTTAGTCTTCTTTTTTTGTCCAGGAATAGGAGGTGGTAGTGGTGGCAACTTAGTAGAGGCAGTCGTTCCTGGCGTAGTCGTTCCTGGCGTAGTCGTTCCTGGCGTAGTCGTTCCTGGCGTAGTCGTTCCTGGCGTAGTCGTTGTAGGAAGTGTATATAAACTCGAGTTAGTAACAGTAGGAGTTGTAGTTTCCTCCTTTTTTAACAGAAAATAGGCACCTATACCTCCACCAGTTGACAATATAGCACATACAGAGCATACAATTAATCCTAATATCAGTAATACAGTTGTATTCATGTTTATCAATATACTATAAAAAAACATTAGCATATTGGTGGAGATAACTCTCTTGTAGGTCCTGTTCTAGAAAGTATCTCTTCCTTCCTCTCTTCTGCCATTCTTTCATATTGTTGAGATATAATACCACTCTTCTTGTCTGTAAACTTATTAGTTGCATTACGGTCTTCTTTACTAAGAATGCATGAATCATCTCCAAATCTAGAAAACGTATTATTATCACCTGTAGATAATCCAAGTGAAACTTTAACCTGACTCTTTAACCACTTGAACGCATCATCTCCAGATAAAACCTCTTCAGCCTTTGGTGTTACAATTGTCGGTACACTTTTTATTCTCCATTCTAGAATATTTTGAAGGTCATAATACGCTTGTGGGCGTTTTCCAGACACATTATCTACATCTATATTCAATACCACAACGTCTTCGAATTTTTTAGAATTTTCACTCATAATATTTGCAAACTCTATACAATGGTTACAAAGCGTACTACAAATAAACAATGGGGTGTCAAACATTCTTTACTTGTACTAAAAAAATACGAATAGACATTAAACACGGTTTTCAAACAAGTTTTTAATTTTTTTCGTACTTATAGTAATATGAGCAATCAAGTGGATGCATGTAATACAGCTGTACAGAATTATATCGATAAAACTGATAGATATGATGCAGATTTTCAACAATGGAAATCAGATAATGCAGCATATCAACGTTACGAAGCAAGATATAAAGCTTGTACGGAAATGCAAAATTATCCACATGCACCGAATAGTAATTATAACGAATATTACCTTAAATATCTCAGAGAATTCGCCGATTGGGAATTTCCAACAAGTGAATGTTGGAATACAACAGACAATCATCATGCACATAAACTAACTCATATATGCGTTAATGAGATGAAAGGTCACTTGAACAAGTGGGGTAATGCAGGTGTTATGCCTCCAGCTGATTGGTGGTATGATTCAGGGACAACTGAACTACCACTAAAATGGATAATGGCTAGCGATTTTAAAGCAGCACCAGTTCGTGAGACCAGAGCTTTATTTTGTCCACTGCCAATGTATTGGAGGCACAAATCGTGTAAATTAACAACAGCTGCCGCTGAGGAATTCGCAAAAAAAAAGGTTATAGCTCTTCATTTGCCAATATCTGATGTTGATGGTGGTAAGAATTGGGCTGTTTTAGGAAAACCTGCGCAACCGGAAGCTCCAGGAACTGCCAATATACTTTGTTGCGGAATTACATTTGACAATTTGACTGCCACAGATTTATCAATAGACAATATAACACAGAATTGTCAACAGACTGTAGTTGAAAACAAGACTGTTACAACAACTAATGTAGGAGGTGGAAGTATACAAGCTAACACTACTTCAGGGGAGACAATCGATATACCTTTAACAACAGAAGAAGAGGACAATACAATGACCTATGGTATCATTGCTTTTATTGTTGTATGTTTACTCTTCCTTTCATCGTTAATGTCTTTTGCTGTAGCGTTTTTTTTATTATAAAATCAAAACTGAAATTCAATACGCAAAGTATGAGAAATGTCAGTAGTAACTAATGTAAAAGTAAAATTTATAAGACCATTATACGATAATCTTGAAGAATGGAGTAAAGACTGTGGTAATACTTATATTGGACGTAAAGCAATAGTGTTTATAAACAATAATAGATATCCAAAAGAAGACTCATATTGGTGTAAATTCTCGAATTAAGAGACAAGACACTTTGATGTTGGTGCAAGCCAGAGAGATGTCATGGCGACATACTTGTTGAATTATTAGACAAATATCTGAAATCGTCTACTTTTTAGACTTCCTTTTCCATGTAACAAGTTTTTTGGGGACTCTCATTTCACTCAGATGCCTAGGTTTTAACGGGCGTCTCTTACGTAGAAACAAAAATGAGTCAAGTGTTTTGTATTTAAGGTTACTTGTACCCTTTATTAATTCCGTGTAATCTGAGAATTTAGGTTTGGTACTACTATTAAAGAATTTTAAAACCTTATTTTCAAACTCTTTATCTGTCATTTTTTCAGTCATACTGTCAATTGTAGTAGTAAGAATATAGACAACAAATGTAAATATTGCAATTACTAGAATAATTACGGCGATTTCTGTATTGGTCATTATACTTTATTACTACTTATAAAAAAAAATCAAAGTGTTTTTTTTTTATGCATGTATTAGTAATAACATCATGGGTCAAGCGGTTAGTATTAGTACAAACAAAGTAGAAGTAGTGAACGAAACTCTTACAGAGATACTCCAAAGTCAAACTGCATTATGTAGGAATACCGCTATGGGTGTACAAGTTATAAATGTTAGTGATTTAAAATGTAAAAAGATTAAAATAAGTGGAGTCTCTCAAGAGTCAAAGATAGTCGCTACATTGAATTGTCATTCATCTCAAAAATTAAGTGCAGAAATCACTAATCAATTGAAACAGAAATTAGAATCAAAGGCTGAAGCAGCAGCTGGTCCTTTATCTAGCACAACTATAAGTGATAATCTTACCAAAAATATAAACAAGTTGACTACACGGCTACAAAACTCTCAATTTGCAGAATGTGCAATGAATTCAATCGCCACTCAAGCCCAAAATTTTTCGTCAATGGATTGTGGACCGGATGGAGAGATTGATATTGGTAAAATCGAACAAAAGTTAAACTTGGATGCCGTCGCAAAATGTATTTTAAATCAAAGTGGATTGGCAGAAGTGGCAACTGCTATAGACAATGACATTAAAGCTGCATCAGATGCAAAGGCGATGGGAATTGCAGGAGGATTAGGGTCTAGCACATCGTCATCTATAAGTATATGTATCTGCATCAGTTTAATAATAGCCTTTAAACTTTCATAAACATCACGCCAGTACACTACAATATATATTAAATTAAATCAAAACAAATCTCCAATTCGTAGTCCATTGGAATTGAATACGGAACTTGTATTTTCACTGATAATTTTACGATACCTATCTAGACTGAAATTATCTGGTTTCAATTCAGACAAGTTTCTGATTTCAACAAATGGCACACCAAGGTCTTTCAAATTTGTCGTAAACGCATCCGAATTTGTATACTCATTATTGATTATTACAGGTATAACTCCGAGATACAATGACTCCCAGAATCTATGAGTATCCAGACCATTTCCTCTCGCGCACAAACAAAACCTAAATTTAGACAACTCTTCGAGATACTCATTGTATGGCTTTGAATTACTCGACTTGAAACCATTTTTAATACAAGCATCACGGATATTCCGTCTATAAGGAAACGTCCCAATATTTATATTCACATACATGCACCCAGTCTTTTTCTTATTATACACTGAATGCATTGTATTGTACACTAAAGATATATCTCCATGTGGCCACATTCTATTAGCAATACCTATTGGTAACAATGTACATTTATCAGATATGATATTCAAATTTTGTGCGTAAATATGGCCAATTTTATTATCATTGACAAGACGTGTATAAGTTTCATCAAAACAATGGTCTGAATTTCCAATATACAAAATATAAGACACACAAGATGGAAGACCTGGTAATACATATGCCTGAAAATGGGCAAGTATATGCGTATATACAAATATCTTTAAAGTCTTTAGCCCAGTAGAAGTGATAATTTCTTCTAATGCTTCTAAATTGACATTATCAAAATTTTGCACAACTACAAACTTGTCTTGCCTACAATTACTTTTTACGTGAAATTTATAGATTTCTGGGGTGGTAAATATCAAGTCACATACATTTATCACTCTATCTCCAGAGATAATATCATAATAATTGATGGTATTTATAGATGAGAACATTTGTAAACGTTTCGAATGGACATGAATGTTAGCAATACTTGTGAAACCAGTATTATCCTTTAGTACAAATACATTCACGTTACTTTTACCAGTATGAACTTTTTTAACTATATACTTGTACAAGTTAGCCTTGAACTCACTCGTCTCATTCTCAAACCTTCTAGTTTTCTTATAAACACTCAAAGAGTCTTCTGCGCTAGAAGTTTTTCCTACATTTCTAGGGTCTATTCCTCCTAGAAATTGCCCAATAGCTGCTCCATCAAAAATCATTGTATTTCCGTTACCAGGAAAGGTAGGAAGTGTATAAACATTGTCGTATGACCCTAATATATCCATATCGTTCTTAAATCCCTCTCTCTTATTAACTGTCTTGATGTATTCTGTCAAAGCAGTAATACTTGATAAATTTGGAAAAAACATAATACTAGGAATTACTCTATGTGGAGAGTCCTTTACTACCCAGATATCGTTTCCTTGAGCGCATTGTGTTGTGTAAATTGTATTGAATGATTTGTACATCATGACATCATTCTCTATATGAAACACTAGAGACTTTTTATATTTTGACATGAATGCCTTTATAACAAAAAATCTTTTCGTAGTGTGTAACCAAAATCCATTGCGGAATGTTACCAAATCTGATGGAATACTATAGTCTTCGACACTCAGACTCTCTATACTTATAATCTGTATTCTGTTGATAGATAGGGCGTAAGTATCAAAATCAATCTCATTTATCAAGTTTTGATACGCCTGAATCTTGGCATCATTTACAATAATATAGATATCAATCTCGCTTCCATTTATCAGCAAAGTCTGAAATAGACTGTCAATAAGGTATTCTGGGAATGCATCTCCTATATGAACGTATACCAATGACTTTTGCATGTTAACAAGTACTACGACGAGTCTTTAAATACATTTAATACAGTACAGTTCAAATAACAGTGGATTCAGAATCATCGGATTCAATGTCTTCTTCAGTTTCTTGTCTTTCTTCTATGTTATTCTCATTGAAAAATCCGACAATTTTAAAGAATCTCATTGTTAGGATAAATGCACTAGTATATGCTACCCCAGAGACAAATGACATCAAAATGTTATCATATAGTTTACTCATTGTACTTGTAATAAAAGAAAATTTTTACAAGCAATCGTGAACGAAAGAACCATTACTACGTACATATTCTCTTATTATTCTTTGCATTGCATCAATGACCAATATGTTAGTAGCTATACTAGTTGTGATAACAGACAAGGACACTTTGTTTAAAAATCAATTGATACAAAGCATCTCGACTTCAATTGTAAAGGACAGTTTAAGATTATATTTTGTTTACGGTGGAACAAAACTTCATAGTGTATGCCGTAATGGGTACATTGATATTTATACACAATTCCCTGATACATTCGGTAACATAATTCACAAAAGTATTTCAGGATTACAAGTAATTACCGACAATCAGCCAGTAGATTATATAATACGTACAAACATGTCTACCCTGTTTAATTTTGAAAAGTTGTTACAATGGTTACAAAAGTGCCCACCTAGTAAATTCTTTGCAGGACCATTTATAGCACATATTGAATCAAAACCGATGATTTCAGGTACTTGTATGGTTATGACGACAGATATAGCAAAATATATCATAGAAAACAAAGATAACATTGATACTAAACTTAATGAAGACATCGGGACTTCAAGATTAGTGAATACAACACCTCATTATACCTGTAATATTCCAAGGATAGACTTTTCCGGGCATAACATATTATTCCACAAGTGTGAAGTTGGCGATTTATCTCCATTTTGTTATAGATTTAAAAGTGCTAATAGAGTAAATGACACCAAATTGATGTCTAGAATGATTGATTGTAATTACAATGTAGTAGATGTACTCAATGGCTCTAATTGGACATTATATTCAGAATTAGAGATATATGACTCTCTTTTCTCAAAGCCGTTTATCTGCTAATGATTTCTAACAATTCAATGAACAGTAGAATATCTCTTCTCAAAGTCAATTGGTCTTTCAATGGTGAATTTAGAGAACTTTTCATTGAATTTACATTTTATCTTTAATTCATTACATTCTTTAAATGTTTCCAACAAGTATCTTGAATCCTGAATGCTTTTCACATATAGTATCCCTTGATAATTTTGTGTATCTGGGTCATATACTTTATAGACATCAGATTGAGAAGTTGGTCTAATTATTTTTTCAAATTCTGTAGTGGTATCTATATTTTTTATTCGCACATTGCTCTTAGAATGCCCTAATACAGTTTCAACATACAATTGAGAGTTGCATGACGGCAATTCGGTAAAAACTTTGTGAATCTGTATAGTTAATGCATTATTAATGTTACATAATTTAGATAAAATAGGAGAAAGAATGTCATATAGTACATTATAACGTATACTATATTCTACACTTAACGGAAGTTTGTTCAGTAATAAAATGTCCGATACCATAAAGACCTTGTCATACATATAACCTTCCAAGAGAACATTTGTGTTAAAAATCCCATTCAGTCTAATATAAAAGTCATACTCTATCACTGAATCACTTGAAACACTGAAAAAATACAACGTATTATAGACGACAAGACAGTAGAACTTTATATTATTATTAGGGATATAAAATGTTGAATACATTTGTAAATTATAATCATTATGTCTTACAGATGTCTGTGTTAAAAAATCATTGTAAATTCCAAGATATTCTTTTAATACATTCTTGAAATTTTTAACGAGATTCTTTGTGTCATCAATCATACAATTGTGTTGGATTTTTTTATACATGTAACAACGACAGTCAAAACTGAAATATAAAGTACAGCGTAGCTTCTAATGTACTACGACCTTTACAAACATTACAATCTACAGATACAGAGAGAAAGACTCGAGAAGAATGGGAAGATAGGTATAAGAAATTATAGATATTCATGTTGGATGAATGGTATTATACAATGTTTATCTCATACATTACCGTTGACTGACCATTTATTAAAGAATTATATACCAGGACAAAACGTAATATATTCGAGTTTTATAAACCTTTTAGACAAATTATGGACTGATAACACTGTGATAAATGCATCAGGATTCCACAAGCATTTCAGTAGTAATCAAGAGGATTCTCACGAGTTCCTAATTAAGATTATAGATACTCTTGAAACAGCTACACAATATAATGTAAAATATAAAATAAATGGCCCTGAGATAACTGAAAGAGATACATTGGACGTCAAGTATTATAAGGAGTTTATTAAACATGCACTTAACAAATCTTCATTTATCTTGCATAATTTTTACGGCTCATTGATTAGAACTACCAATGACGACGAAATTTTATTTGAATTTTTCAACTGTTTATCATTACCTATTCAACATGATACGTTGTCCGGATGTATAGATAGTTATCTTGGCGATAATACATTTTGGACTCTTCCCAATATTCTTATCCTACATCTTTCACGATACACTAATGACGGTAATAAAATAAAGAGCCTAGTCACATTCCCATACAATTTGAATATGACAAACAAGGTCTCTAAAAAGAAATGCGACAAGAATAATTATATGTATTCATTATATGCTGTTAATTACCATATTGGGACAAGTACAGATGGACACTATCTCTCAGCATGTAAAGACATTAATGGCGAATGGTATACTTTCGACGACGAAAATGTGAGGAAAACAAGCCAAGATAAAATCATAAATGAACATGCTTATATACTGTTTTATCAAAGGCAATTCATCAGAGAAGCTAAATGAATACACTACCAAAAATTCATCAGCGGAAACTATTTCATCATAAGTCTAACTAATTCTTGGAATGAGGTAGCTGGTTTCCATCCCAATATTCTCTCAGCTTTAGAGTAATCTCCTATCAAGCATTCTATATCAATTGGTCTATAATATTTTTCATTTACCTTTATCATAGTGAATCCAGTACTTTTATCAATAGCAAACTCTGATTTTCCACTTCCACCCCATAACAATGAAACTCCGATTTCCCTAAAAGCCAACTCGCAAAATTCCCTAACCGTATGAGTCTCCTTTGTCGCTATTACATAATTTTCAGGTGTATCTGAAAGTAACATCAAGTATACTGCTTCCATATAGTCTTTACAATATCCCCAATCTCTTTTAGCATTGAGATTACCAAGTTGAAGTGGTGATATATTACCAGTATTCCTTTTATATCTTTTAACATAATCGCAAATTTTCTGAGTAACAAATGTTCTTCCTCTCCGCGGTCCTTCATGGTTAAAAAGTGTTGACGTAACTACAAACATACCAAATCCATTCTTGTACATGTTACAAATTCCTTCTGCTGCCAACTTGGAAATCCCATATATAGACACAGGAGAACGTTTAGATTCTTCATTCAAAAGAGTATCACCACTTGTTTCATTACCAAATTCTTCTGATGTTGACGCATGATATACTTTTGTTTTTACAAGCCCTAATGACTTTACTGATTGAAGGATAGATAGTAATCCCAATGTATTCACTTCTATTGTATACCTCTGAAGCTCATCAGAGACAGCTACGTGACTCATTGCTGCAAAATTACAAATATAATCAGGTTTTACTTTCTGAATAATATTATGTATACACATTTGGTCAGTCAAGTCTCCATGATGCAATGTCAATTTATCAAAAATGTGGTCAATATTCTGAGTGTTAAATACAGCTGAACGTCGAATAATCCCATGAACGTTCCTGTAACCCTTTTCCAATAGCAAGTCAGCAAATGTACTCCCATCTTGGCCACCAATGCCAGTTATTAACCAGACTTTATCATATTCCATTACTTTAATTTCGGGTAGTCTTTAAATACATTTTCAAAAAGCGAAAAGCGACCGCTTAAAAACTGTACGTCAATTATTCTCTCAAATTTTGTATCAAACATCTCTATAGTATCTCCCAGTTTTAGTAAGAGTTCCGTCTGTGTTGAATAATGCACATCTACCAACATAAGAATGATGCCAAGCATATCTATGAATGTACGATTTAGATTCCATCCAGTTAACAGTCTCTTTGATGAAATTATTAATTTCTATTCGAGTATACTTCCATGGCGAATCAATACTCTGCTGTCTAGTTTGTGGTGCGAATTCTGTTACCCAAATTGGTTTTTTATACATATTATATACCTTCTTGATATAACGTATAAAATCCCCAGGATTCTTTCCTCCATACCAATGAACTTGTATAAAATGATACTTGTCAGTTTTATTACTAAACTCCTTGAACCATCCTTTTGTAGAATCACCAGCAGTACCTGGTGCTCCAACATTATTTGAAAGCGAATAAATAGAATCCCATAGAGACACATTTGGATTTTTGAATGTAACGATAGCAGATTTTCCACATTTTTTGACAGCTGCAGTATTCATCTTTAATTGAGAGTCTTTAATGGATTGTGATTGAGAATTATATGGGACAAGTACAGTATCTACAGTCATTTTGGCTTGACACAAGTGGTCTGGTTCGTTAAAGCCCAATATATACATACTACCATTTAAGCTGGTAATCGGAGTGTTGCTTCCCCATACCATTGGAACAAAATTTACTTTTAACGACTCAAAATGAGCCTTTGGACCCCAATTATAATACCATCCTATTCCTAAACTTTCCACTAATTTCGCATCTGACCTTTTAGAAGTAGAATCTTTCCATTTGAGATTCTTGGGCAGCCCTACTCCTTTCTTGCATGAATTTATTAATGCGTATAATGATATCAATAGACTTGCTCTCATTACAATACATTGCAAATTTAATTTCAGTACATTGTATCTAAAATCTCACTACAACGTAAATTTAAATTCATTATTCGTAAATTTATTTTATAAAGTTACTATTAATACACTATGAATACCATACCTCCAAGTCTTGTAATCACCGGTCTAATTGCCATTGTATTATTTGCATTCTTTATTTATACTTATACTAGAAGTACAGAGAATTATGATGTTGTAGCAAATGATTTTGTATCTTATGGTGATAAAATTCATATTGGAAAGTCAACATCTCCAAAACACAGATTACAAATGCATATAGGTACAGCATCTGAGGTATATGACCAAACACATGAGCCATTACAATTGGTTATACAGAGTGTTGAAGGTAACATAAATAAATCAGGTTGTGTATTTTACGGTGATAAAATTCGCATAGCGAGACATATGTATCCAGATTACAGACTTAATATGAATGTTGGGCAGGCATCAGAAGTTCAAGGAGTTACAGGAGAGACATCACAATTAGTTATCCAAAGTACATCCGGTAAAACAGGATGTGTGCGATACGGAGATGAAATCTATATAGCTAGACATATGTATCCAGATTATAGACTTCGTTTATATGATAGTCAGGCAACTGAAGTAAAAGATGGTTCAGATGAGTCATTTAGATTAACCATCCAGAGTGTAAATCCAGTTATCACTGTCTCTTCTATCGTTAATGATAAATTCGTTGGGTCTACCGTATCACTTGGAACAGACAACGCCAAATATTATGTTTCACATTATGGTAAGTTTGTTAGACTCTCGTCAGACCCATTTCCAGATAGTTATTTCAACATTTATGAGACGTCTCTTTTAGGAGGTTACATTTTGGCATCAAATAATGGCATTATTGCATATCAGAATGGCAAATACGTTGTACGTAAGGAACCATACGTCTTTTTCATCAAAACAATCTCTACACCTACGCCGCCTACTACACCCAAACCTGTTACTACAATGCCTACGACTACTCCGTTCAAGCCTACAACTACAATACCTACTGGAGTAAATGTTACATCAACATTTAAAAATAGAGCCTTAAATATAAATGGGAACTCGGTATTCGCTAAAAGTATGGGAAATGGGTTAATGCTTTCAGACCTATCTCAAACTAAATCAGTAGACAGTGTAAATGGATGGATAAATGGTGCAAACAATGGATGGCCTGTACAAATATTCCAGACTAGTCAAGGGTATTATATTACTACTGCGTTTAATGCCTATATAAATCCAAATAACGAATTCAAGAGTAGTAAACAATTTGTCATGACTTCAATACAAACAGACTTGGAACCAGCTCCAACTACGACTACATTCAAACCATTTACGACAATTCCACCTACTACTCCATTCAAACCAATTACGACAATTCCAACTACTACTCCATTCAAACCAACTAAGAAGTTTGGTAAAAGAAAAAAATATTAGAGCGCCAATTACGAGAAAATTGGCCAAAAACCAAGCTAATTACAAATGAAAAAATCAGTAAAGATAACCATTAAGTTCAACTTAATACAAGTTGAAGCCTGATATAAAAAATACCAGTATTATTAATGGCCGTATACTTTGAAGGCAATGCGTATATAGACGAATGTCACATACAAAATACAGATATCACTGATTGTATAATTACTAATAGTAGTCTTGATATGAATTTAGAGAATATAACAAATGTAAAAGACCCAATATTGCCCCAAGATGCCGCTACAAAGGAATACGTAGACTCTCGAGTGAATGGATTTACGACAACAAACGTAAACCTAGTCGGAACAATCGGGTCTCTAGCATTTAGTATTCAAAAGGGAAATTATTTTTTAAAGGTTAATAATCTAGTAACAAATGGACCTTCTGCATTATTCCAAATTGTAAAAAGTGAAGCGAATAGAGCTGGACAAGTTAATAGATTAGCCGCTACTACTGGTTTGTCTTCTGATAATACATTATTTATTGATTGGGGAATCAATGACGACATATATCTTAGAAAGTGTAGGGGGACATATGATGGGTCCTATTCTGTTGTACTTATTTAGTGTGTCATTATAGTGTCGTAAATGTCAAATTCATTACCTTTAACTGTATTCAATAGTGTCTTTCTAGATGTAAGCTCGTCATTATTGTAATGAATCTGTATAGCATCATCTGTACCAAATATAGATGCCTGTGAATACCTAGATAAACAATAATCAAGGACATAATTCCAATTACATGTATATTTATTGAAATAACAAGCAAACTTTTTAAAGTCTTCCGTTATATCAATTATCCTAGAATCTATACTGATATGAACTAGAAGAATTTCGTTTCTATCTTTAAGAATCTCTAACAAGTCTGGTCTGTCTACGATAGACTTGTCCATTACTATAAATTCTTGACCATTATAAAAGTAATGGTGGTAGACTCCTTCACTGTACATGTATCTGACCAATTTAGTAGTGTCGGTAAGTTTTAAAAGAATATCAATGATTCCAGTGAGAAATCTATACCCGAAATTTACAACGACATATTGTACCATGAGAAAAATTGTATAAAGCTGAACAGTTAAGACTACGTAGCTGATAAATGTGTCAATCATTTAAATGACTGTTAATATTTATATTTCAGTTTTGTCTTTAAATCACTTTAGCATTCTAGAGTACTCGTATTCCAATTGCTTGTTTTGAAGGTGGTAAACGTTTAGTTTGTTTATCGTAGTTTGACTCATGTCTTGTATAGTCTTGTCCGATATATCATTTTGAACTGCGTTATTTATATCAAGGCAATTGCTTTCTAGATTAGATGGACTAGTAACATTATTAGTGGTATTATCCGTACCAGAAATAGATAATGACCTACCAAATTTCACTCTAAATCTCCATGATACAAACGAGTTGACATTTATGTCATTTAGAATTTCATCCATGTCTCTGATTACTCTAGTAATATAACTATCTGCATCTCCTCGTTCTCTTCTATACATACTCAATTTTTGTTGTATTTCATGATATAATTTAGAATGTTTCGCTAAAGCATTCTTGTGAATTGTACTTGTTTCCTCCAATTTGAGAAATTTTTGAACTACTGTTAATACAGTCATAATATAAATTGATACATTCTTGTACATGACATATTGCTCTGTATTCTTGGTTGAAATCTCTATAGACAATCCAGTACTAAGAATAATTAAAGTTATACTAAAGATGTTATATAGTAATATATTTAAATTCATCGCCAAAGTATGAGCCCATTTATAATCCGTAGACGTAATGAGAAGATTTTTTAAAATTTTTTCATTATTATCGTTCCATCCATTATTAATAAAAAGTATCTGATTTGATGTATCAGATGTCTCTTGTATATCTCTTGTATTTCCGCCAGAATTAGTAACTAGGTCATTATCTCCAATAATTTCGTCTAGAATTTCGTCAATATTCGACGACGTAGCAATTCTTTTCATTGCAAGTTATAATTACATATGTTTAAGTAGACATACCGTACACGTCCACGTGTGTCATTTATTAATATCGTTATTGTATGTTTATACCAGACGCAAAGACGTTACAAAACGACCATGTAAAACAAAAAAGAGACGATGACACATATAATCTTGTTTTACAGAGATGTATAGAGAAAATCATATATGTCAACAAAATGACAGAAAAGACTTATACTATTTTTGAAGTTCCAATGTTTATTTTAGGCAAACCATTATATAACGTAACCCAATGTGTGATGTACATTATCGAAAGACTTTCGCAAAAAAATTACGCCACAAAATTCTTGGAACCAAATTATTTACATATAGACTGGGGTGTAAAAAAGAATTTTAACAACAATAGCCAATACATAAAAAAATTACTAGAAAAATATCCTGGTACTACCATAGACTTTGTATACAAATAACCAAAATTCAGTTACAAGTCTCAAGACTTTGGTTTCCAGCATGTAATTGTGTAAAAGAGCCTTTTGATAGGCATTTCCTAGAGAATTTTGTAGAATGTATATACTCAATTACTTGTTTATCAATTAAAAAGAGTGTGTTTGTATTTAAAATGCTTCCTTTACATATAGACATGACTTGTACATTTACCCTTTTAAGTTTTAAAAATAATTCAGTGTACTCCTTGTTATTTTTATAATTGTCGTTTGAAATCAATACAGAGTTACTGTACACTGTCAAAAGATATTGACATAAAAAATCATCCTTATTATTGTCTATAATCAAATCTTGATATTTGTCTGTTACAAGTATAAACTTTATGTCAAACTCTCTATATTTAGAGATAACATTGGCTAATACATCGTCATAATGATTAATTCTTTTCGAAACAAAAACAAATCTAGAAGTCTTTTTTATACCGGTAAGTTTAAGGTAGTCATTGAAAAAGACATCGAAAAAAATATATGAATCCTTGTGTAAATTTTGATACTTTACAGAATGAAAATCTACATTCTGGCGCTTATAATAAGTCTCGCGAAAATCACTGAAAACATTCAACATGTCTACAATATATGTTACCTTTGGCGAATTCATTGAATACATTAATTCTAATATAAAAAGTGTTTAAATACCAGAATTCAGTTTTATTACATATAACATATCAAAGCGGCCGTACCCACTGTACCAAGACTTCTACTAAATTGTCTCTAAAAGTACATGTAAATCATTTACAATATCATCTATAATCTCAATAGACCTTATCCCAGAAATTATAATGTTCCCACTCTGAAAGATAAGAATGGATATAGTATACTTTACTGTATCTGAAACTACGACATCTTCCATCAGTCTTACAGCAGAATAACTATTAGGATTATACAAGACTACTTTATTCATTTGTAATAATTTTTCATACAAGTTTTGTCTATCAATTGTGAGACAAGTCTTTACAACAATATTTATACAATTGACATTCAATGTGAGGTTATCACAACCATAACGTGTCAAAGAATCCGGATATAAAAACGGAGAACAGGAATAATTCAATAACCTACTAGCCCCATTTTGTCTTGATAATTCACAATGTTTTACAGGAACAGATGAAATTTTACCTATGATTTCTCCATTAACAGTTATATTACCCAACGTGTAGTCTAGAGTCATGTTCTTATTCTTGTACAACCTTTTATACCCGTTATAAAGATTAACAGTAGTGGATGCAATCGTTTCCCCGTCACTATCGATAACCATTCTATTAGTTCCTTTGGTAGTCATAAAAACATTACCCTTGGTACAAAGTTTAACTCTTGTATTGCGTATTACATACTCTTCACAGTCACTAGCGTATCCTATAACTTGCATTAATGCTTTAGAAACAACCATTGTATTATCATCTGTTACAATAACTCCTTGCTCATTTTCTACAATCTCTTTATACACAAATTTCGAGTCCAACTTTGTATATCGAGATTGTAAAATTGTATAAACATCCCATGCATCACTTGTACTCTTGCACCCAGTAATCTGTATACTTGCATTTTTGAAAATTTTTACATTTACTCTCTTGTGTCGTAATTGAATTACGAGAGACACTTGATTATGAAATGAAGTCAATTTACCATTATATTTTCCTCTTACCAATAATTTCCCAGGTCTCACCAAATACTTTAAACCTACAATTTCGTCACCTATCTCAATATAAGTAGCAATATTATACAAGTTCAATTCTACACAGACTTTTGGTGTTATACATGCGGTAATTGTTGTAATTACATAGTCATACATCGTTCATTGTAATAACGAACTCGCATAATTCATTTTTAAGCACACTCACAAAACCTGAACATCTTTTATCAATGTATGACCATTGGAAGTGCAGCAGTATTTGAACCCAATCTATTCAGTAGACGGCAATACAAAATCTGAATTTTTAAACTTTTTTCCACCAAATTTCAAGGCCATTCCATTTACATATTCTAAAAGCTCTTGAAATAAATTATCGTCATCTTTTAATACTACTTTAAAGAATCCAAGTATTGGTTTAACAAGCTGCTCCAAGTAGCATTCTCTGTTAATCTTTAAAGAATGCTCCTTTGCATATCCTGGGTCTTCTCCAAGTTCTGATTTTTTCAATCCTGGTACATTTGCTTCTATAAATATATAAGGAATTCTGTCTCCAACTTGTACTTCCTGTTGTCTTTCCTTTAATTTCTTGGCAAGAACAACATGGACTGGAGTAGTCTTGTATTCTCTAGCTAGTTGGGCAGACAACACGAGGTCATCTATATCAATATTATAATGACTCAAATTTTCAATGTAATCTTTTAATACATTAATACCAGCCATTACATCAGAATCATTCACTATTTTATCGATAACATCTTTATAACACTTTTTTACATATCCGCAATAATCTCTTCTTGTCAATGCTATACCTGCTGCACTAATTTCCTTCATCTTTAATGGATTCTTCAAATCCTCAAACTTTTTACCTATATACCTCTTTTTAGTCAGTAGAATAAATGGTTGAAAGACCTTTTCAAATTCCATCTCTATTGGCTTTCGGTTAAAGACTTCGTTTGTCAATTTATTACCACACAACCCAGCAATTTTGAATGTATCATGTCTATTGAGATTGTAGTCGTCACGATTGTATTTCATTTCTATAAAGATACTGTCTGTATTCTTGACAATAAATCTCCCAATTCCTGCCTGAAACATTCCAGAAGTTGTTTCAATGTCGTATACGAAATCATTTTGAGCTCCCCCCAGATTTTCTATAAGTAATGGAACAGGAAATAGAGAGTCACATGCAAATAATGTAACAGAATCAATAACATTTACCTTGTAGTCTAATTTTGTCAATATATGATAAAATCCAGCACATTGAATTTGATTGTTACTCTTCAATGTAAAACCATCTGATACATCTCCTCTCATAAAGGCGGATAGAAATGAGATAATACTAGATTGAGAGCCATTCAGAATGCTATCTGGAATCTTTGCATTCCCATCTGCGTGAAGAATCCCATTAGACATATCGTAAAAATGTCCAATAAAAGTCTTATCCAAAGACATTGTCGTCCTATTTGAAATTGATGTTGTTTCTATCTTGTTAATACCTTCAAACATTACACAAAAGTTTTTAGAAAATTCATTGTAGTCATGTATATCCAATTCAATCTTTCCTGTATCCCAAAACAAATGTTTTACTAGTACTCCAAACACATATGCTTCACCTGATGAAACATCGAATTTTGTACAAAATTCAGTAGGGTATGATATCATTAATTCTGTATAAAAATTACACTCGTTTGGTTTAATCTGTTTGCTAGTACTAGTCATCAAACTATGGTCTTCAGTGACTACAACTGTCCCATTTTGATTAGAGACTCTATACATGACTTTGTCAGTATTATGACGAATTACCTTTTTAATGTCACACCACTTTCCCTTAGTATACACTTGAACCTTACTACTACCAATTCCATCTGCTTCTTCTTTTCCAAATAAAGTTGCAGTATAATTCGTATAAATATCTTCAATACTTTTCACTGTTATCAACCCTGTATCGAATTTAACAAGTATAGGAGTACCCTTTACAACAGAATCACCATATACAACCTTCATTGAAAGGTCTAATGGGACTTCTGGGTCATTTGTATATTTTTCATTAGTCAATAAAAGGTCATAAGTCTTTTTGTTAAAATCATAAACAACTTTTATTTTTTTCCCAGGATTCCTTTCTCTAAGAATGCTATAAACTGTTTCCAACTTTTCGATACTTTCAACAGTATACATTTTAATGTGAATAATTAAAATGTATTGATTTTCAGTTTTAGTCAAAGTGCGTGTACGCCAATCCTTTATATTCTAGGGTATACCAAGTAAGTGGAAATGTCCACAGGTTTTCTTTCAGACTATGAGGAAGCCATTATACGTGGTAATTTAAGTTTAGAGCCACATGACAATCCACTAGTAAATGGTGATGGTAGTTTAGAAGTAGCTGGAACTATTTATACTGATACTATTCTTCAATTCAATACCCAAGGCATTCTTGTAGGAGATGTAAAAATAAATTCTGATTCAATGTTTGTCCCATTTTCACAAGCATCCACTGGATGGACTGCTGGAGCTCTTTTAGTTCATGGTGGGATTACTATTCAAAATACAACTGAGTGTACGTCACCGAGTTCTGGAGGGGGGCTCACTGTATTTGGTGGAGCCAGTATAGTCAAGGGATTATGTATGGGGTCACATATTCACATGCATGGTAATTTGGTAAGAGACCTTGCACTACTACCACTATTACCAGGTGATGCAGCTAGCAAAGACTATGTAGACTATGTAGCAGGTAATGTATCTGGTAATTTCACAACTGGTCAAGTCATAATAGCACAAACAGTAGGGACTGCCATTAGAGGTTTTGACTCATTTACATTCGATGGGTCCTCACTCATTCTTGGACCAGGAACTAATTTATTTATAAATTCAACACTTGCTAATTCTCTAGTAACTCTAGGAGGAGCTACAATTGGTGGAATGCTCAGTATGTCTGAAAATCGCATAACCAATGTAGCAGACCCAATAAATGGTCATGATGCAGTGAATCTTGACTTTCTACAGAATTACGTAACAGATTCACTAGAAGACTGTGCTATTATAGGAGACGATGACATTTTATATGAAAGAAGCTTAACACTTTTACAAACCATTACACCAGAATACGTCCCACTGTTAGAATTTTCAGGAGATGACTTGAATTTTTTTGAATGTTACATCTTTACTCAGACTATTACAGAATCATTCTCTCTACATATCCTTCGAGGATTCTTTAATGGGACATGGACAATGTTTGTACAATACCCAGGCCAGGGAACAAACGACGTACTATACAACATTGAGACAATAGGTACTCTAGGTAAAATTACATATACAAATCAATCAAGTAGTCCAGTGTATATAAGATATAGAAAGTTTTTTGAATTACAGACTACAGACCCTGGATACGAAGTATTTTCTGCTACAACGTCAGGAACGTTTACTGACATTACTGGGTTAATTTACGACCAGAATACCAAAAAGGCATTCAAGTTAATTGTAGTGTCAAGTACTTCAGGGTATATTTTAAATGGTGTTTACAACATCTCGACAGGTCTTTGGTCCATAAACACCTCTACATTTGGAAACATTTCGAGTATACAATTCACTATTGTACCATCAACTGGTCAAATACAATATAGGAATTCTGGTGCAAATGACACATTGTCATACAAGGAACTCATTAATCTAAACAACACTGCGTTAGTTACCTTGACAAACTCTACATTCACGCCTATTGATACAACTCTCCAAGTTCACAATGGAAATCAATACAAGACATTTACATATTATTTGTACGCTTATACTAATACAAAATCCTCGTTTTTTACTATATACGGTGTATTCTATAGTGGAACTCTAATATGGAGTATACATTCTACATATGTAGGAAATTTAACAGACCTGCATTTCAGTGTAGTAACATCTGGAGACACTGCTATATTATATTACACAAATGACTCTTTGGAAGACGCTTATGTATCTAATTTTACAGAATTCCCTCCTATTTACCGAAATCCAATTTGTGTAAACAAGGGTGGGACTGGTACAACAGACTTTTTACCATACGCGTTAGTCAGAGGAAACGGACAAAGACATTTAATTGCGACTGACGAAATAATCTTTTACGACAACAGACTTATCCTAAACAATCTTGCCAGTATTTGGTTGACCAATATAAGTAGTTCACTACTCAGTTATGGGAGTGGAGAATTTCAAGGAGACTTTAGTGTAGGAAGGACATTGGATGTCAATGGAAATAACATTATAAATGTAGCTACGCCAATTAATGGAACAGACGCAGTAAATAAAGACTACATTACTGACACTCTGGACAATTACTTGACTTACTTGACTCAATTCACTAGCGGTCAAGTACTTGTCGGCGGGTCAGATGGAACGCTTGTCACCGGATACTCAAATTTCACATTTAATACTACTGGTATCCTCAGTGTACCAAAGGTAACCGATTTAATCACTCCAACAAATGCACTTGATGCAACAAACAAGACGTATGTAGATTCTCTTGTAACTACATCTGTGACGACAAGTAGAGACGAACTGACTCAATTCACCAATGGTCAAGTCCTTATAGGTGGCTCTAATGGTAACGTAATAAATGGATATTCGAATCTCACATTTCATACCTCTGGTACTCTTAATGTACCTACAATCAGTACTGGAAACATTACGATTACAAACTCTCTAGACATGACTGGTAATATTATAATAAATGTCACATCACCGTCAAATAATACTGATGTGACAAACAAATTGTACGTAGATTCTCTTGTGACCACATCAGTGACTACTATTAGAGACGAACTCACTCAATTTACTAATGGGCAAATCCTCGTAGGTGGCTCCGATGGTAATGTAATAAATGGATACTCGAATTTTACATTCAATACATCAGGCATTCTTAATGTATCGACGATTAGTACTGGAAATGTAAGTGTAACAGGAATTTTGGATGTAAACAATACAAATATTGTTAATGTATTGGAACCTGTAAACGGGAAAGACGCAGTAAATAAAGACTATTTGACAATGTGGTTCGAATGCGGATTTTACGGAACAAATGATGACTCGGAATTTGAGACTACAAAAATTTTACAGTACTCCCTGTCTCCAATAGACATTCCTGGTCTGATTTTTACAGAGCATGCATTTTATACATTCATTTATACCAGAACAGTCTTAAGTGGAAAGTCTGCATTTTACACTATAAAAGGATTCAAAAATTCAAGCAACATTTGGACAATAAATACAGAATACACAGGAGACCCATTTGGAGAGCTTACATTTAGTATCACTCCATCTGGGCAAATCCAATATATCAATAATGACCCATCCCAGATACTTTGGTTAAAGTATCGTATGTTTTATAAAAATGATGCAGTATTGACAAATATTCCTATTACAATGGTACCAATTACTTTAAAAGTATATCCAAACGTTACGAATTATGCATTCAAGACTAATATAACAAGTAATGGGAACAATACTATAATTTACGCATACCGCAAGTCTGTTACGTGGTATTATGACGCACTTCATTTCGGTGTGTCTGGACCGGCCTTTACAGTTTACTCATCGGGAATTAATGCAGAATTACAATATACATCTACTAACGCAGACTCATTGTACATAAAAGACATTGTGAATATAGAATCAACGAGCATGCTTATTCAAAGTATCCCTTACACCCAATTCGAAAACCAGGCATTTAATCCAATAGATACAAAATCATTTTACATGATAATTTACACATCAAATTCGACAAAAGCAGGGCTCGTCGAAATAAAGGGGTTATATTCTGAAACAAGTAATTGGAGACTGAATAAGCGATATATAGGAGATAAGTTACTAGAGTTTAAGATGACATCAAACAATCTTGAGTACGCCACATTAGACCCAGAAGATACAGAAATAGGATGGAGTATCAGTATTGCGCCATTGAATACTCCATTGTGTGTAACAAAAGGAGGGACTGGAGCTAGAGAGTTCATTCCTACAGCATTACTATTAGGTAATGGTACATTACCAGTATACTCTACATCAAAATTGACGTTTGACAACAACTCTCTTAGAATTACTGGAAATATCCTGGTAAATGATATTGATATAACCCCATTCCGCACTGAAGTTTCACTTGGGAATAATATAATAATTCCAACAGGTATACCTGAAGTTACTTTAACTGAAAAGGGATATACCCTAAAAATTATCGTTACATTGACTGACGACACTGGAGATATCGACGAAATGTTTGAATTAAAAGTTGTGAAACTAAATAGTGGAGGATGGTTAGTAGATGACACAAGTGTAGGAGGAACAACTGGTGTGAATTTTACAATCGACCCTGGGTCTGGTGTTCTAGAATATACTTCTGGTAATACTCCAAACTGGGTCTCTACTAGTGCTAGAATAACTAGGTATACACTTTAACATACGTTTGATAATACATCATTCTCACGTTTGCACTGCTATTACAAGATGATGTATATTTTTTCATATGTATTGTTATATGATTCTGTTAGTACCAATTCTCCTTTTATTCTGTTGTTGTGTGTCATTGTTTACTTACAATCCAAAGCCAAAATTGAAAATATGCGTATGTATGTCGCATACTGAAAACATATACGAATATTCTAAATTGACTGAAAGAATAAATAGAGCATATTGTAAAAAGCACGGTTATGACTTTGAAATTTTTAATGTAACACCAACAGATAGAGCTGCTCAGTGGTGTAAGGTGGAAGTAGTGCAGCGTTTACTTGGCCGTGACGAATACGATTATATATTTTGGATTGATGCCGATGCATTTTTTTCACAACAGACAATTGACCTGGAATCTCGTATTAGTGATTATACAAAAGATATCATTATATGCTCGGATGACTCTAATTCTGGTAGGATAGGTAGTATCAATACTGGTACATTTTTTATAAAATGCACTGAATGGAGTAAGAACTTTTGTAAAGAATGGTATGAATATACTGGCAAATACCTTAAAGAACATTACCACGAGCAGAGTGTGTTAGAGTATCGAATTAATGACAAGGAATTTGATAGACATGTTGAAATACATCCAGAAAGACACTTTAACGCAAGTATAACTGATTTTTATAACGGAACAATGTCTAGGCATTTTGTAACACATTTGATGGCATTAGATACCAAAACGCGAGTGAATTACATTACAAAATGGATTAATGAAAATAAATTTTTGTTAGATAACTAGTACGTCCATTTCAATTGAAGAGGCGATTAATACACTGGACTAATGAGTGTATACTCAATGGTTTTGTGAGGTAATCATCAAACCCCATACTCAAATACCTCTTTTTTTCATTATGTAGATAATAAGCAGTTACAGCAACAAAAAACGTCTTTTTTATGTACACGTCTTTTTTGACTATTTGTATCAGCTCTTCACCATCCATTATTGGCATCTTTATATCTATGAATGCGATATCGTATGTCTTTGTTTTTAGTTTGTCTAACGCTAGACTCCCGTCATCTACTATGTCAATGTTTTCCGAAGACACTCCTAATTTTACCAGAAAGCTTTTCACTACTTTTTGATTAATATGAATATCTTCTGCTATTAATACTCTGAGGTCTATCTTTAATACTCTCTCTTGGTTGTCTGTATTTAATGTTTTATTGAATACATTATACAACGACTTTAATAATTTGTTTTCTTGTATTGGCTTAATAAGGTGTTCCTCAAATAATGCCTTGTTGTATAGATTCTTGTCACCTAAACTGCTTGCTGCTATAATTGGCAAGTATCTATTTTCATTTTGTAATTTTCTAATCTTATTTACAAACATTGGACCATCCATTCTAGGCATACATATGTCTATAATTCCAACATCGAAAATGATATCCTTACAGAAACATAATGCTTCCTCTGCATCAGAATATGTAGATACAATCATTCCATACGACATTAAAATTTTAGACAAATATATTCTGTTTGGAACTTTGTCGTCTACTACTACTACATGTTTTGATACAAGTGACTGATTTTCTATTACATCCATTTGCTCATAATTTTTTGGACAATATTTTATCGTGAATGTAAATGTACTCCCTACGTTTATCTTTGATGCCAACAACTTGATTTCTCCTCCAAGCATTGTAACGATTTCTTTACAGATTACTAGACCTAAGCCAGTCCCTTGATGTAATTTTGTAGTGATATTTGGTTGGATTTGTTGAAAAGGTTTGAATAATTTATAAAGAGAGTTCTCTGGTATACCGCAACCAGTATCCGATACAGTGAATCTAATCGTATCAGTGGATTCTGGTGTTACAGTCAGTGTTATTTTACCCTTTTCTGTAAATTTAATCGAGTTAAATAGTAAATTTACAAGTACTTGTTTTATTCTATCGGAATCAGAGTCAATGTATTTTGGAGTATTGATGTCTATATCACATATAAAGTCTATATTTGGGCTTAATTTCGAGTTTATTATATCAGATGCTGACTCTATGCATTTTCTGACGTCTACTTTGCTCATTTCTAATTTTACAGAGTTGTCTCGTAATTTTGAATAATCCAAGACGTCATTGACTATAGTCATGAGATTTATAGAACATTCTTTGAGCATTGATATGTAATCAAGTTGTTCTATACTCAGACTGGTATTATCCAAGAGTGTTATCATGCCTATTATTCCATTGAGCGGTGTGCGAATTTCATGACTCATATTCGCCATAAATTTACAAATGTCGTCACTTATACTACTTTTAAGGAGAATAATCGTCATGTCTCCAATTATAGTAGAAGTCTTTTTAACATTGATGTATATATTGTTTACCAACATTCTAAATGTGTCTTGATTTGAGGTCATAAATGTTACTATATCTGAATCGAGTATGTCGTCGGAATGTATATTTGCAGTTTCAAAGTCCTTGAATATACATTCTTTACTAACAAGGACAACAAGTCCTATCGTTTTCATTAGTATATACTTTAGAAAATAAGTGTTGGTCCTAAAGTTTTCACTTTAGAAATGTTTGCGTCCTAAAATGAAAACTTTAGAAAGTGTTGGTGTGTGTAGTTGTAATTTTTTTTATCCAAGTATTATAAACAATACAATGTCTCGTTCATTCACAATCGAATCAATCACAAACTCTGCTGGAGGTAAAGTCAATTATACTGGTGGAAGATTCCTAGGAGCAAGACCAAGTGACGCTGTTAGAAAGATGTTTTCAAAGGCATCTGCTAGTTCTGGTGATAGAAGTCTTGTTATTACATTGAGAGAGACTACTTCTGCAAGTGCTCACAAGACATTTAAATACAGAGTTACTAAAGTAGCTGAAAAAAAGACTGTTGAAAGAGATGGAGTGGAAGTCACTTTTAATTTTGCTACAAAAGTCAAATCCATGAATTAAAGAGAATTCTCCTGTTCATTGGATTATTATCATTTATTCAATATAATCTTCAAAATCATCATCTTCTACTGAATAATTTGGTAATAATTTCCCCAATCGTTTTTCAATTCTTGTAACTATGTAGTCATATTTCTTTTTCTTCTCATCCGTCATTACCCATAGATTTTGCTCTCCCAATAACCTTTCGATTAGTTTTTTTGATTCGTGGAGCTCCAAGATGTAACTTTGTGAAAGGTGAGCGTCAAGTACGGATTGTTTAGAGTTTTGTTGAATAACTTTCTTTAAATCTTGAATTTCCAAAAAATAACTTTGAGCAAGATGGTTGTCAAGTGTTTCCTGTTCATTGGATTGTATACGTTCTGACATTGATTACCTTCTTGAATAATTGATATATGTTAAAATTATTTAAGCAAGACATACACGAGAGCAGCGTTTTAAAAATGGAAATAAAACAAGTTTTAAAGATATGAAGGCAAGTATAGGGTTTATATGGGTAATGAATTGGTGTGCCCAAGTATCATTTATAGATAAATTTAAAACCATTCTTGAATCGAATGAATACATTTACCCGTCTATCAATGGAGACTTGTATATGAATACACTGACTATAGGTATACCTTCTAAGACTTCCAAATATGCTAGGACAGAATTAAGAGAATGTAATAATGGTAAAAAAGTATTTTGGGACTCTGACAACGGTACAAAGGTACTATCTGTAGTATTGAGTATAGAGACTTTACCAAAGATAATTCAGTCTACTATGTTTATACAAGTAAAATTAAAAGGAGATGGAGCAGGACTAATGGCATTCCTGAGAAAAAGTCTAGTCTACATTAGGTACCGTATTGGAAATCAAACAGAACGAATTACAGTAGATACAAATTACAAACTTGGGACAAAATTTAGATTTACTGTTGTAGTTTCAAATAACACTGTTAAATTTTACTATTACAAACGTGGGTACAGTTACAACAATGGTTACAAATTAAAATTCAAGGATGCATACTTTAAAGTTGGAAATTACATACAAAGTCCCCCAGAAAATGAGACTAATTACACTACAAGAGTCATTATTTACGACATTGAAAAGTCAGTCGCTCAAACACACAACTAACTACTTACCAAGTTTTCATTATTTCTTTTACTACATCTATTCTATTAGCAGGATTTACCTGCTTAATAAATAACCTAATGTAGTAATAAAATTGCACTATTTGTAACAATATAATTACTAGAAGAATTACTGTAAGTAGTATAAAATATGGCTTTACTTTGTCAAGAAATACATTAAATAAGCCACTCGACATTTCGTCTAATTTTGGCTTATTACCAGTGTATTGCTTGTGAATAAGATTAACGGCATCTGCGATAAGTGTATCTATTATCTTCATTATAACGTCTTAAAAGATAAGAATATAAAAGAAACACGTTATGTTAAATTGCATTAAATCAATTTACTCCATTATTCTAAGGCAGGGTGGTAGGGAGTATTACGCCCTTACACGGTAGTTGTGCGTGCATAAAACTTCATTGTATCAGAAACAAATGGGGAAATATTTGAAGAAGTATATTTAATTTGTCCAGATGTTGCATCGATACTAAAGACAACTCCTGTATTGTCACCAATATATCTACTATTCAACACCCATCCTGGTGTCGGAGACCCTGCTGGAGACTTTTGGATACCTTGTAGTGTAAAGTATGCAAATTTGTTATTTGTGTCACCAGTTGTAAGAATTGTAACAGACACTTGGGCTGTAAATGCTCTTACTGATGTATCAAATATAAAGTCTGTAACGTCCGCTGGAGAACTTTGATTGTTTGCGGCTGCAAAAGAGACTTCTTGACCGATATCTCCAGCACTTGGAGTTATATTTACATTATTCACTACAAGACTTCCTACAGTAGCAGTATTGAGATATGCGTTAGCGATTGTACCGTTGTTAGTAACATACAAGTTTCCAACAGTTGCATCTCCCAATGCAATAGACCCAGCACTCAAGTTTGTTGCTAGTAAATTTGTAACAGTTGCATTAACGATTAATGCAGATGCCGAGGTTAGACCAGTAGATAGATTCAATGTTCCAGATGAAATATTAGTTGACAAGAGTGTCGGGATTGTGGCAGCAGTAATTAAAGCAGCTGCAGAAGTAAGACCTGTGGAGAGATTGAGTGTCCCGGATGAAATATTAGTTGACAAGAGTGTTGGGATTGTTGCAGACGTGATAAAAGCAGTTGCGGAAGTGAGACCTGTAGAAAGATTGAGTGTACCAGAAGAGATATTAGTAGAGTTGATTGACGTGATTGTTGCACCGGTAACCAAAGCAGATGCAGAAGTAAATGTAGAAGTGTTGACATTGGTAGAATTCAATGTAGAAACTGTACCGTTAGTGATAACAGCAGAAGTACTTGTAATGTTTGTAGTAGACACGTTTGTAGAGAGGAGTGTTGGAATTGTGGCAGAGGTAATAAGAGCAGACGCTGAAGTAAGCCCTGTTGAAAGATTAAGTGTTCCAGAGGAGATATCAGTGGAGAGTAATGTTGGAATCGTGGCTGTCGTGATTAGTGCAGATGCTGAAGTTAATCCCGTGATAACATTAAGAGTCGAAGTTGTTGCATTGACTGAAAGTAATGTAGGAATTGTTGCAGTAGTAAGTAGAGCAGTTGCTGAAGTAATACCAACAGACAAATTGGCAGTCCCTGCAGAAATGTTTGTGGAATTCAACGTCGAGACAGTACCATTAGTAATTACAGCAGACGTGCTTGTAATGTTGGTAGTAGACACGTTAGTTGAAAGTAGTGTTGGAATTGTAGCAGCTGTAATGAGAGCAGATGCAGAAGTAAGACCAGTAGAAAGGTCCAACGTACCTGATGAAATATTTGTTGAGAGCAATGTTGGGATTGTAGCAGAAGTAATCAATGCAGTCCCTGAAGTAATTCCGCCAGTTGCATTAAGAGTAGCAGTGGTGACATTCGTGCTTCTGAGATTTGTGATTGTAGCGGCTGTAATAAGGGCAGATGCT